CATCACCAGTCAGCTGCGTTAGAGCCGTTGACATATCGTAAGCCTGCGATTCTGAGAATCCGAACGACTTAGACATTGCTCCGAACGTGCCGACATACCTTTTTGCCATTGTTTCAGATAATCCGGCTGAGGTCATGGCGTTCTTTGCAAATTCATTAACCTTATCAGACATTGTGGTAAATGTAACATCGACCACGTTCTGTACTTCTGTGAGGTCGGAACCAAGTTCCACGCACTCTTTTCCGAACTGCACTAACTTGCCAACTGCAAACGCTCCACCAATCAGCAGACCGATTTTTTTCACAGCACTTCCAAGGCTGTTAAATGACTGTTTTATAGCTGATACACCTTTTTGAACACCGGTTGTGTCTAATCTGGTATCAATAATGACTGAGCCATCAGCAGCCATGTGTCCACCTCCTAACTATTTGAGGTTCAACATCTCATTCAGCGCATTCTTGTACGCTTGCTCCTCATCGCTGAGACGTGTTTTTATATCAATAATGTTCTTGTTATCGTGATAGAATTTCTTTTCCCATTTATCCAGGCGTTCTCCGTGAGCTTTCTTTGAACGGATTCCAACGACCGTGTTGAACAGGCATTCACCGGATTCCATGAAGTATCCGAAGAACGTCCACCAGTGCATATACGGAATAGCTCTGATTTCTTTCCCGGCAACTTTATTTACAGCCGGTACGATCATATCTCCATCCTGCTCCCAATCCATCAAACGGGGCTTTGGCCTGTTCGGGTTGTCATCAGCCTGTCCGCAGTCAATAAATTCACATGCTTTCTGACAGGCTTCAGATAAGTGCTCTGGCGGTATACTCTGCCAATCCTCGAACAGAATCTGCAACATAACAACTGCTTTTGCCTGCTCGTCTAATTTCGGGTCGTTCATGGCAATTAGAATATCAATAATCGCACGAAAATCCGTTCTGATAGAAAAATCCACCCCACTGATGTTGAGTGAGGTGGGAAGTTCATAGGCGGTCATTTTGTATACTTCTCCGTGTACCTATTGACCACTTCCTGCATTTTTTTCTTTCTCTTTTCAATTTCCGGAGCAAGTGCTTCATTGATTTTGTCCAGAACGATATAGGCAAACACCTGACCATTTCCAAAAACAGTTGTTGCGGTAATTGGTTCTTTGAATAAATCCTTAGATGCTTCGTATCCGAGCATATAATTGATTTTGTCCTCAATCTGCTTATTAATCTCCGCCATCTCTTTACCGGAGGAAGCCTTTTTAACAGATTCCTGAGCCTGTTCAAAGAAAGTTTCCAGTTCTTCCGCTCTTGCCGCAACGTTAATGTCGGTAGGATTCAGCTTAAATGAAGAAAATACTTCTCCCTGTTTGTTTGTGAATGTAAAAAGAAGAAATCCATCATCAATGTTTGTATTAATTGTTTTTGCCATTTTCTATACCCTCCTAAAAATTATTCGCTGTCAGCTGTGAATGTGCCGGAAGTAATGTCAAATTTACCTTTGACGCGCTCTCCAACGTAATTAACTGTGAACGGAATCTGATAGCCAGATGTGTCACCGCCGTAGGAGGTCGGCACAACGTAGCAATCCTGCTGATATGCTTCATATTTTCCTGCTGTGGCTTCTGTCCAAAGATGAACCTCAACTGCTTTTGTTTTGAGGCTGTCGTCTTTGAGACGTCCATCTACAATCTTCTGTAATGCTGTGAACAGGTCAGAAGTAGTGTCTGCATAGAACGGATCAGCGTCAGAAGAAACTTCGTAGCCGTTGTGTTTGAATGTGGATTCTCCGAGAATGTTCTTAGATGTTTCAGTGTCTGGATTGAGTTCGACATTGTACTCTTCCAGGTCTTTTCCAAGACGCTCATATTTTGGTGTCAGTCCTCCACAAAGAGAACCTGCATCAATATAATGAGCCATGTATTTACGGTCAATCTTGCCTGTAACTGCCATAGAAATGTCCTTTCTGCCTATAACTTTTAAAAGGCTGTGTAGGTTAGCGACTATCTCCAATTGATAGCCGGTTGTTACGTTATATTACTTCATAAGTGTTTTCGTAGCGTACCGATAATGGCAATAACCAATCCTGCACACCACTCTCCTGCGGCTCTAAACCATAGGAGTTATCGCGAGTAATGCGTTTTATCACTCGCCCCTGTGAAAGCTCAGGAAACGCATTTAAACGTGTCTCAGAGCCATTTATAATAACTGGTTCTCGACATATCCATTTACCGAGATTGTCCAGAAACTTCTGAACAGATAACTTCTGCCGTTCTTTGTCGGATGCCGTGCGGTAAACCACATAAAATGGATACTGGCATACCTGATGCATTACACCACATACATCTTCCTTTTCTGAATAAATTAAAGCTCCGTTGTCTGCCGAGAACGCAATTCCGGAATCTTTGTTCAGTTCTTCAAACTTGATGCTTTCGCCCTGATATAGCCCTGGATACTGGTTCAGAAGTGCTTTCATGGCATCTGTCAGAATCTCGTATCCAGTTGCATCTTTTCCGATAGGTTTATCCGCCATGTCTGCCACCTCCTGCCTGTGCTTTTACTTTGCGAATCCACGTACTGCCGTATTGTCGTTTTGCGGCATCAAACCAATGGGCTTGTGCCCGTGGGTGCGCTTGTTTGGTGTATTCAAGATTTTCCTTAGCTGCTGTCTGTCCGGAGAACTGACTAACAAGGACTTTCTTCGCATACTGCCGAGCGTAAGGGTTTCCAGTCAGCTCGTCCACCATCGTTTTTCCCATATAAAGAAATCTGCCATAAGGTTCTGCCGCCGCACAAACAAAGCCTGTGCCTTGCATAGAGGAGCTTCTTGCCCTTGTCTTATTGATAAAGTCTCCTGAAATCATCGGCATAAACGGAATCATACTGTCCATAACCATTCCATCAAGTAGATACTGCGCTTCTTGATACTGTCTGGAGAATCTATCCATATTCAGTTTGATTTTCATATCTCCGTCAACTACGGAGAATCCTTTGAAATGATGAATTTTGCTCATATTACTTACCCAAAATTTCAAAATGCGGAATCAGTGTATATGGACCGCCTACACTGGTAATCTTGAACACGTTATCCTTATTCTCATTCATGTACTGGTAGAATCCGTTTCGGTAATCACTTTCAGTGACTGTTCCACCAGTCCACTCACCCTCCCAGAAGAACGATTCATCTGAGAATGTGATAGTGTCTTCCAGAGCGTTGTTAATCTGCCTTTTCCACTCTTTAACTGGCATCCATGGAAGAATCTTGCCGTCTTTATCAGTAATGGTTATGTCGCCGTTCTGGACAGTGTATCGAACGTGTAACTGTGCGTTGTCTGTTGCGTCTGGCCCGTACTTCTTAAGGATTGCCCCCTTATCCGTAATAAGGTCAACGCCGGATAAAACATGAGGATACCAGTACGCATCTCCTGTTGTCGGACTCTCATAATAATTGAAAATCGTCAAAGTTTTTTCGTACATGATACCCTCTCCTTAATTATTCTTTCTGCACTGTCTGCTTAATAACCTGATTTACACCAGTGGCCGACAATCCATTAAACATACCGACTGCAACCGCCGTGATATAATCCGTTGCCGGGAAATCCGGGATAATTCCCATTCCGACTGCTCCGAGAATCCCGCCAGTAACCGCCATGATTACTGGAATCCATTCATCAGAGATTCTTTTTGATGCCTTACAGCCCATTCCTACAATGTAGCAGATCATAACGATTGCTATACATGAGCCAAGCGTTGAAATGTCCATAATCATACCTCCAAATCAACTTTTTCCATAACTGCCCTTGCTTCCAGAACAGCAATATAATCCGTCATTACTCTTACCTGCATATTGTAAGTGCTTCTCGGACAAGTAGGAGTAAATGGGAGTTCTCCTTTATCCCATTTTTCAAGCATGTTCGCAAGTTTCTTATATCGAATAACCACCTGCATATACTCTGCCTTAAAGCGTTCCTTGTAATCTGCACTATTCATCATTTCAACGGTCTGTTTTAATTCCATCATTTCTATCACACTCCTGCATACAATACTGGTATTCCATCATCCGTCCTTACTCCCATCAGAAGTGGCAAAGCTGTCTTAAGAAGCAAGTCGTTCGTTTTCTGCACATCTCCGGCGGCGGCATATACCGCACTCCATTCCTTCACACTCGCCCCAATCTGCTGCGGGGTTGCGTAAGAGATGGATTCACTGCCAGATGATACAGATGTTACAATGCCTGTCGAGATGTTCCCGACATTTATGTCGGTTACATTTGCCGATGCCTGATTAATTGCATTCTTTTCGGCAAGCTCAATCTGATACATTAATTCAGCCAATGAACAGACTGCCTTTTTGATGCGCTTCTTCGCGCGTTCGTTTGTTGGCAGTCCGTCCACCAACCTATCGGATGTCATCAAATCCACGAAATCACTGGCTCTTTCCGCCAGCCGTGGAAAGTCGGTTTCTGGCACGACATTGCCGAATGATTCTGTATAGAATTTATAATCTGCATAAGCCATGCCAGTTACCTCCTACATTTATGATTTCGCTGTTACAGTCGCATGTCCGGCGCTCAGTGCTTTATAGGTACTGTCGCACTCAACCACTGTGATTACCTGTCCTGTTGTTGCGGTAATGTCGGATTCTCCATCCCATGCGCTCCAGTTCTTCACGTTCTGTCCATAGTCTACGGTAGTCTCAGAAGATGCGACTTTGTACTTGTACACATTTCCTGCGCTTGCTTTTGTCGGAGTGACAGTCACTTTTGTATCTCCGCTCTTACTTCCTGCTGTGGAGTTTACAGTCAGAGTTCCAAGTGTCTGAGTTGTGTTGATAGTTCCAACGGCAATAGCGTCAATGTACTCTGCAAAGAGAGTAAGTCCCATGATTGCGAATGCTTCAGACACTGCCGTGTGGTAGTTGCCCTGTGTATGGAATCCGATCAGGTTTGTCTCGCCAGATACGGTATATACAAGCCCCGCCCTTGCGAAGTCAGATTCGTTCGGGTCTACATAATAAAGTACGATGTTTTCAACAGGGGTAGCGATAACCTGTCCTCGCGGGATTTCCTTTTCGGATAACAGGAAGATGGTATTGAAGCCCATGAAATCTTTCATGTACTGGAAGCCGAACTGGTTCTGAATAGTGATTTCAGCCGCGCCAAGATATTCATATACGTCCAGAATGTTCACAAATCCAACAACACCAGTTACATTTCTGTGCATCTGCTTGAATTTGTTTTCTACACGACCCTTAGCCATTGCCAGAGCCATCTGGAAAGTGGTTTCCGTGAATGAGAGAGTACCTGTTTTCAGATAGTTGTAAAATCTTTCAGTAACATTGGTCTGAAGCTGGAAGAGGAATTCATCATCAGTCATCTGAACAGCGTTCTCATAACCGTGATCCTTGATTGCTTCGATAGATACAGCCTTTGCGTATTTCTCAATAGTCATTTCTGCATAGGGCTTTTCTTTTACAACGAATTTGCTGTAAGGGATTTCCTCACCCTCACCAACATTTCCGTTCTGTAATGTACCCTCTGCATATTTTGATTTAAGAACCGCTCCGGGTGTCTTTTTGATTGGACGCATGATACCAAGGATTTCACGTAAGTGTTCCCAGTTTCTTTCGAATCTGGTAACAAAGTCAATCTCACGTGCTGTGACCTGGATATCATTTGTCATAATAAGATTGGATTTTGCTGCCATAAAAAAAGTCCTTTCTACCCATAATTGTTAAGGTATTGGGTTAGCGGCTATACTCTGGTGTATAGTCGGTGTAAAAAATCACTGGAATAACTGGATATTCTGAGCAATTGCAGCCTGTCTCTCGGACGGGTCTTTGATTGCTTCGATATCTTTCTTTGTCATGTTTCCCGGTGTCTGTTGCTGTCCAACATGAGTAGTAAACCTTGCCTGGTTCTGCTGAGCCTGCTGCTGAGATTCATCCACAAAAGCGGATGCGTCAGACTGTTTCATCTGCTCAATCAGATCATTTAATCCGAGAATTTTGCCTTCTTTCAGTTTGAGGCCTGCTTCTTTAATGTCTGCCATAACAGACTTCTTTGCAGCCTCACTGGAAAATTTAACATCATCAAGTGCTGTTTTAAGTGCGTCTGAGAAATCGCGGTCATAGATTTTCGCATTGAATTCTTTCTCTGCGTCCTCCGCTTTTTTCTTCCATCCAGCAAGCTCTGTCTTAATATTCGCCGGGTCGATACCGTCAAAGCCTTTTAAGGTTTCTTCTGCTGCCTCAGCACGTTCTTTCCAGTCATCACGTTCACCCTCGACTTTTGACAGAGTCTTTGCTACTTCTTTAGCATTCTTATAATGCTCAGAGAGTGCTTTCTTCACATCTGCCTGTTTGTCCTCCGGGATCTCGATTCCAAACGATTTAAGTGTGTCAATAAGTTTCTGCATATACATCCTCCTGGTCGTGTTTATTGACCTGCCGCCGCAGGTAAATGGATTAAGCCAGTTAGACCACTGGCAGGGTAATGGGAAAGATAGGAATTGAACCTACAATGTTTACCACGAGGGGACGGATTTACAGTCCGCCGTAACACCGCCAATCGTTACTGCTTTCCCAGAAGACACCTTTTCGGGACTATTTGAATTAAATTCCAGTCCACAGGATAAGGATAAACCTATAATGGAATGAGAGGACTTGAACCTCTGACGTCAAGAATTCAGCATCTCCGCTCTTCCTACTGAGCTACATTCCACATAACCCGGATTCCCGGGTTAGCAAGGTATTTATCGTGTTATGCCTGCCACTATCCGACTTTCACGGAAATGTTGATTCATTTATAAGGAGGTGTTACCAGTCAGTCAAGCCGACTAATGAATATGCCGGAAATTGCATCCGCTTTTCAACCTCCAGATTCCGCTCAAATCTGTTTCTATTAAGGACATATTCACAAAGAAAGGAGGACATGAAACGAAAAAGAAAGCAAAAACTTCTAATCAGCAAGCCCTACAAGGTTCACCATGCCTTGCAAGATTATAGTATCACATTTTTTTTAAAAAGTTGTCCCCACATTTGCAAGAGTCAAAGCATACTTCTCAGTTTTTCAACGTATCTTTTAACAAGATCACGCTCTTCCCGGCACTCTGCGTCCTTGGACATATCGCTCATTTCTGTAGTAAGTTCGTCAAGATGTTCTTCCAGAGCGGCAAGCATCTTCCTCTTGCAGTCCTCAGACTTTCCAGAACGATAATTCTGTTTCTGTGTCATATAGTCACTGTAAGTGTCTCGTCCATCAGATCGGCTATAATTTCCTCTTCCGGTTCCGTAGTCGCGACTTTCATCACCGTAAGAGGTGCCACGATCATAATCTGGGTACATCATTCTTCCATCACTGCGGCTGTATCTCCCCATGCCGCCACGTTTTCTTCCGCGCTCGCTGTAATCGTCATTGTATCCGCTACGCATTTCATCAAGGACGGCGTTGTAATACTCCGCTTTCTTATCCCAGTACTGCGTGTTCTTTATATCTTTGTACATATCAATCAGCTTGTATGTCATTTCCAGATTTCCAGTGGTCAGTCCACTGTCAGCAATTTTGGACAGTTCGTCTTCAATTCTTGCGCATAAATCTTTAATGTCTCTCATAATCACACCTCCTACGCTTCTCTAGTCACAACAATGTTTGCGTTCGCAACAGAAACAGCCTGATCGCTTGTATTCTCTACTGCGATATTAACACAACATCCGCGAGGTACATCAATATAGATTCCAGAGGACACATTGTTGTACTGGTCTACTGCTGCCGGCGTGGAAATCATCTGAGAAGAAAGAACCGGTTCGCCAGAGATTGCAATAGCCAGAGAAATAGCTCCGACAGTACCGCCTGTTGGAATTGCGATATTGCCAGAAAAATCCACAAAGAATCTCGCTTTGCACTGATTAGTCAGTCCTCTCAGAGTGATGATTCCGCTTCCTTCTCTGTGCTGAATGCAGTTAGAACCTTTAACTGCTGTGTTTGAAAATACTACGTTTCCATTTGCTGCTACAGTCTGAGCAGCTACATTTGTGAATTCTGCCATAAAAATACTCCTTTCATATCACAAAAGGACAGGTCTCAGCCTGCCCCTCTGTGTAATACGGCATAAGCCGACATCCGAAATCAATCGAAAGATACTCTCGATATGAAGTTATCAGCAATTGCATCCGGTGTTACATCCGCATCCGTAGTATGTGTTCGGATTCGGTACCTGGTAAGCCGGAATCGGTGCCGGATTGATTGCATTAATAAGCTGCTGTGTCTGTGAAGCCATTGCAGTTGTAAGAAGTGCAGACTGACGATCCTGAGAAGCGGCGCGTCTGAGATCATTGTTCTCAGCCTGGAGATTGGATATCTTCTCGTTGCACAGGTAATCAAGGATTGCTCTTGTTCCTGCATTCTGACTGTCAATAATGTCTCTTGTGTTACTGTTCATTGTGTTCTGCAATGCACAGGTGTTCTGCGCCATGTTGTAGTTCACGCCCTGGATTGCTTCTCTGGTTTCACAGCAGCAGTTTGCAAGCTGTGCCTGGAGCGCGTTTGTATTCTGCATATTGGCTATAGTATCAGCATTGATTGCCTGCTGGATTCCAAAGCCGGTCTGCATAATATTCGTATTGATGCCGTTGAATCCGGTAAGCATACCGTTGTTCACTGCATAGAATCCATCACAGAGGCCATTGTTGATTCCGTCAAGTTTGCTAATCACAGCAGAGTTGTCGAATCCTCTCTGTATATCCGCCTGAGTAGCTGCTGTGGCCGCATATCCGCCGCCGTTTCCATTATTGCCCCAGCCGTTGTTTCCCCATCCGAAGAAAGCAAAAATGAATAAAACAATAATCCACCAGCTACCATCTCCACCAAACATGCCGTCATTATTTCTACCATTTCCAGTAGCAGCGGCAATATCTGCTAAACTATAATTTCCATCCATAATATAATCTCCTTTATTGTATTTACATCAATCTGGCCAGATTGTAATGTACTATTTCATTCCTTTCAACATGTGTTGGAATTGTCCTGCCATCTGTTGGACCTGATTAAGTTGCTGCTGAGAAATCCGTCCAGACTGCAGCATCTTCTCAACTTCTGCTTTCGGGTCCCCCTTAAAATTCTGCCTAAACTGCATAAACTGCTGTATCATCTGCATTGGTCCGTTTCCCTGCGGCATCCCGCCGCCAAGTACGTTAAATAATGGATTACTCATCTGCATTTCCTCCCTTGGTCGCTGATTCCTGTACGGTATTAGCCCTAACAGGTTCAGAAAATGAATTTAATCGGTTTATGATAGCTTCGTATTTGCCTTTCAAATCATCGTATTCCTGTCGAGTAACATATTTACTGTCCATGTTCTGAACGGTCTGTTTAGGCGGCATCTGAGAGCCTATCTCGTGGTATTCAAATGTCCGCAGTGGCTGTGGCATACCGGATACATCTGTGGATTTTATGTAGAACTTTTCACTCTCTGAATCCATCAGTAAAACACTTGTCCCAGGTGCTACCAGATAGGATTTTGCACCAACTTCGCCAGATACCCACAGGATACCGCTATTATTCTGCTGTGGTTGCTGTACTGGTTGAGCTGGAATCTGGACAGGTTGTTGCTGGAACTGGTTCATTTGCCCAGGAACGCCAAAACTATATTGATAAGGATTGTTATATAATGCCATCTTATACACCGCCTTTCTGATTATATTCTAAAATAAAAAAAGAGTCCTAGACAGTTCGTCTAAGACCCATATAAGTATCTGAAAAGTATCAGCATACTTTGATTATTTTATTATTTACCCTCCGGCTTAACCGCTTTGCTGTAGATATACTCACGTTCATCTGTTCAGCGCAGTATTCGAGCGTATATTCCTTGCACCTCAACCGGAATAGCTTTTCTTCATCCGGTGTAAAATTACACTCTGTCAAGAACCTGTCTATATCTTTCTTCGTGAACACATATAATTTCATGAGCATACCTCTTATTAATGCAATTAACGTTGATTCTGTGCAAGATAATTTGTAAGCTTCTGTTTTGTTTTTTTTAATTCCTCGACATTATTCCCACTGATCTGACTGTCCAACATGGTTGATAGCACTTCCAGAATTAATGAATCACGCTCTGCGATTCTTTGAAGACTCTCATAATCTCGTCTATCATGTTCTTCCAGAATTTCCACTCTCTTATTAAGCCGAAATGCCGGAGCAATCCATTTAAAAATAACAGCTGCTGCTCCTCCAATAATTGATATCCCCCCACAAATTGAAAGAAAAAATTGGATAAATTCCTGTATGCTCATTTAGCTACTCCTTTTCCCAGTAATATACCGGGATCTCATTACCACTATTCCATGTATCATAATATTTGCCGTCTTGTACCGTCACCACATGGCCATCTATGCAGAGAATGTACGTGCCGTTCGGATGATCTGCGCAGAAGTCATTTACTGTATAAATATACCTCTCCGACTGCTCCACTAGCTTTCTATGGAATCCTTGCTTTGCCAGGTATGAACCCCATACGTAATTTGCGCTTGGCATATCGGATAGTGAGCAAGCATATACCATTAATCCTGTAAATACCGTCTCCCAGTCAAGCTCTAACGCCTTGCATATCGCCCGGACAGCACAGTCACCTACACGATTCCCGGCTGGATTCGGATTAAAATATACCCATCTTTCCATATCTACCTCACTTTGCTCTCATAAATCTTTTTGCCCCGGCATTTGCTCTGGACTGCTGCTTATATCCAAAGTCTGCTACCTTGTTGCGGCAATATTGTGCTACAAGATTGTTTTCCTCACAGAATTTATTATACTCCTTATTCTGTTCAGTCAGTTTAAAAGCCATTCGATCATATTCCGATCTTAGTTTTTCTTTTTCAGATTCTGGTACATCGTCTGAGTTGATTTCTTCGTTCTTCATTATCAATTGTCGTTTAGTAGCTCGAATAGAGCGCTCCATAGCTCGCTGTTTCTGGGTATCTTCGTAGATCTTCTTATTCTCTTCAGAATCAATCTTGTGTTCGTCCGCCCATGGATTCCGTAAGCCTTTCGCCCATGGCTGGTGAGAGTGACGGCAGTTATATCCATGCAGTCCATGTGGATCCACAACGGTTCCTTGTCCGGTCTTCGGGTTTATATCATATCCGGTACTTTCCAAAAGATTTAGATATCCCGGTTCCGATCCAACTATCGAATAAGATTTTCCCTGCCAGGACGAATGATCTCCGCAAGGAGGCTGTCCTTTCTGTGCTGTTCTGGCTCCAAGATGGGCCGATACAAGGACGTAATTTGTCTTTGCCTGTGCAATGTACTGATTCGTTACCTGTGCCGCCGTTTGATTCATACTTGTTACCACGCAACACCTCACAGATGCTTCAAGGGTTCTTTTTGCACCGCTTGTTGGATAATCCACCATGATTCCTTTTTGTGCATAATTGTCCAACACATCACAAATTGCAGTGGTATAGGATTGCACACCGGAAGCAACACGGATTTCGGCTTTGTCCAGCAGATTAATTAGATCACGTTGAGATTGATTTATGGTTGTCCTGCTCAGGTTGCTAAGCTCTCCCAATGTCTTTTTAAACTCTGCATCCATCACCGCTATCACTTCTGGATTCTCCAATGGTGGACTTATATTCTCATCAATCCCTAAAAGGATATCTTTATCATTGTCCCAGGAAGTCATCACGGCATTTCGCAGAATCCGTCTAAGCTCTGGCTGTGTCATTTTTGTAAGCTTCTGCAGTTTCTGTTCAATGGCAACTCTGCTTTCTCCCATTTGCGTGAGCTTCCAAATGAGCCGATCAGCTGTGGCGGTCATACCGCCAGTCTGGAGAATACGCCTGGAAATGTCCGTCATTATAAAATCTTCTAGTTCTTGATAAATTGCAAGGATCTTTTTTTCTTTTCCGTGGAAATACTCTGGAGGAAGCATTATTTACCACCTGCCGTTTCTTTTACAAGCCTCACCCAATCAGATAGATGTTCCTGCTTAGCACGCTCAAACCAATGGTCAGACGTCCCTGGTGTATGATATTGTAATCTTCTTCCTGTGGGTGATTTTTTAGGTGGAGATGTCCATCCGATAATATTGCCTTGTGCATCCTTGAGCGGAATATTCGGACCATATACCTCGCCCGTGTACAGATAATGAGCGTAAGGAGTATCATATTCAATCTCTCCGCCATCAATTCCCTGCGGATATCTTACGCTACTTCTCAATGCTCCTTGCTGAAAAGGTACATAAGGCTCGCAGTCCGCTACAATCTGCATATTCAGTTTCGTTTGTGCTTCTTTCAAATTAGCATCAATTCTCTTTGTATCGAATTTGATATGTACATTTCCAACATGATTATTGATCTTCATAGGCTATTCCCCGAATAATCCACTTGCTTTGTTTTCCGCATTTAAATCCCTCTTTTTTTATTCATCATCAAATAATCCTTTTTCTTGTGTACTTTCTGCTTCTTTTTGCATTGCCACAGCTTCTTCTTTCGTCATTCCTTCAAATTTCACGAAATACATCCATGCCGGAACCTTTCCAGTGGTCACATACTGCCACCATCTCGCACGGTCGTTTTCTCTGACATAGAGGATGTCTCCAAAATCATAATTGACTTCATAAGCTCCGACAGGTGCAAGTCCGTACAGATCAGCATAAACGTTCAATGCGTAAATAACTTCGTTCAGACAGGATTCCAGTTTATCCCTTACATCCTTAATGAACTGCACTGTCCTCTGCTGTTCTGCTTCTACTCCTGTAGCTGTCTGAATGCCGCTGGATTCGTTAAATACAAAGTACCCGTTGGAGAATCCAATCTTGTACCCCAACTGGCTTAAAAGGGCATTTATGCCGCTTATACGGGTATCTGTGTTGAGAATCGGATTGATTTCTTGATAGAACTCTTTTTCATCCTGTCCGAATACGTTTTTCACATAATCTGGCAAACTCATTTCTGAGCATCTGTGTTCCATTGCCTGTGGCGTCATAGCGGAAACAGGCGAGCCACTTGGCATCAGCAGCCGGTCATCTGCCAGAACAGTCCTCTTAGAATCAAGGATTTCTTTTGCGTTTCTGCTGTATGCAATGTCGAGGTCTTTTAACTCTTCAATGGCTTCTGCAAATATCGGAAGTCCCAGTGGCGTGCTAATATCCACATTGTTAGCCTGCGGTGTCCGCAGTACTCCGTACAATGGTCCATCCAGTTTCTCATCGTTTGCTTTGAGAATCGGCGGTGTATCTGCCATAAGATCAGCCCACTTGGTTTGTTTGAGGTCAATCTTGTCTCCGATGCTTTGAGGAGATTTTGATACATAAGCTCTGTTTGAAACATAATACGGATAGGTTGTCACTCCGTCCACCGTTGTCTCAACAAACCTGTGATATTCGAGCCTTGTGTAGTATTTCCGTCCAACTGTATAAGAATCCTTAAATATAATCCCTTTGATTTCCTGATTATCGTAATTCACAATCATCACATCTGCCGGAGTGAATACGTCAAGGCTCTCGCCGTTCGGCTTAATAAACACGGTTCCGTAAGCGCAGCCATATTCCACCCAGTGCCGAATCTGGAAGTATACCTTGTTAATCTGCTTCTGCAACCATGTAGCCCTTGCGGAGCCATCTATCTGAATACCGATTGCCAGTGTTGCGAGTCGGGCTGTCTCTGAGCAGACGGATTTAGCAAAATTAATCGTCTTGATATTATTCTTATCATCTAACCATTCCGGCGCACCTCTGTAGATGTTCGCGCACCGGTTAATCAGTGATTCCATCTCCGGGAATTCTGCTGCCTGGATGTTAAAGTCCTCTTCGGCTTGTTTTTTGAATATCATGTTAAACCACCTTTTTAGTGTTGTTATAAGTCCCATTTAGTCACCTGCTAACTGTTTGCTACGTCGAACATCCATTCCCGGGGAAGAAGCACTGAGCACTTTCTTAAGATATCTTTTCGAAGTTCATCAAGTGGGTATATTCCGGCTTTTATCAGCATTCTGATTGAATCTTCAATTACTACCTGTTCCTCGTAAGTATATCCCTTTTTTATATCTACTTTATCTTTTAAAAAATCACCAAGTTTTTTTCTACAATATTCTGATAGCACCATTATGCACTGTTCCCCCTTCTCATGGACAATGGACTGGTTGCGTATCTGAGAGAATCTATCCAGTGATCGTTGCCATCTGGATAATCTGCAATCACTTCTCCATTGCTATCTACTTCATGCTCATAATTGATAATTTCCTTGTATGCTCTAGGCGTTCGTGCCGGATCAATGACTAATGTTCGGCACTGTAACCACTCAAAAGTATATTTGCGGCTTCCCGGTGTAACAATGGCCCTACGTGCTGGAAGCCCTGCATCTCGGAAGTCAATAATACTTTCTTCTTCATCAACTCCGCAAGATATTGAATAATCATCATATCCTTTTTTCTTTATCTGGTTAGCCATTTCCTTGTTTCTTATCTTGGAGCCTCCAAGTTCGTCTAATAAAAAAACTTTTTCCTGATTAGGAACATAAGCTACACGGAGAAATGCTTTAGGATCTGGATACCACCCCCAGTCCTGTCCCTGGTAGATGCTTTGAAAGCTCTGAATCTCTTCATCTGTAATTTTTCGAATTTCTAACAGTTCGAAAATATTTGTTCCAAGTCCAACAGGAAGACCGAGATATTCATGGTCGTAAGCTCTCTGATTTGTTTTCTTCAGATGCTCTGCATCATCAATAAATTGCTGACCAAGCCATTCAACAGGAACTGATCTATAATCGCTCTTGTGTCTGTAGCTGTCAACTCTCGGTTCCTCCACATACACGTTCGCCCAGTTGCTCCGGCTGATCGGTGGATTAAATGTCTTAAATACTTCAAATTTGCTTCCACCACGAAGTACAGACTGTTGAACTGTACGGATTTCTTCAATTCCGGCAAACTCATCAAGCTCCTCAAACCAAAGGTACTTGAAATATCCTTTTTTTACTTTTATGGACTTTGTTTTCTTAGCTTTATCCAGTCCTCTGAATATGATCTTTTGTCCTGTTGGCTTATACACATATTGCATAGGACTTAAACTGTCAGCCCATAAATCACTTGCTCCAAGCGCATCAATTCCCCATGCGATCTGTTCATACACAGATTCTCTGAGCGTATTACCGACTTTCCGAAAGATTACAGCATTTGACATTAAGCCATTCTCTGCATCCTGCATCATCTGAAACGGAATCATGCCGCCTACAAAAGATGATTTTGTGGATCCACGTCCACCGTACAGATCATAGTAAGTGTGTTTACCATCTAAAATATCCCAAAACACATCGTAAAATGCCGGTGCTACAATCTCATTCAGTTTGATAGCATTACTTTCCATCCTGTTTCTCCGGTCTTGGAATATTATTCACAATCATAATCTTTCCATCTCCAGAATCATCATTTTTCTTGTCAGCATCCCATCCCTTAAAATTATTTCTCAAGCTGAACTGAGCGCCATTTGAACCGTCACGATCAAATAGCCTTTCCTCTGCGTACTGTTCTACCATACTCTTCGCGCGCGTTATCGTGTTACAAAATTCCTCTTTTCCTTGGTATCTTAATAAATCCAATCTGCTTGTAAATCCTAATGCGAGAGCTAAACCAGTTACTGTTGGAGGCTTTCGATTAATAACCACCGGATTTCCAAATTTATTCAATACAGTTTTTCCATTATCATCTTTTAATATTTCACCTTCGCATTCTTTGAAATAGGTGTCAATTTTTTCTTCAATTTCGTTCACCGTCTTATATATTGGTGGTCTTCCTACCTGTTTTCCCACGTTCTCACCTCCAAACAAAAACTGCCATATATGGCATATAGTCATAGATATATACTATATTACCATACATGGCAGAAAAATTTGTCCCCACATTTTAATATTAATTGTAGTATTATATTTCTCTTAGTTTTCTTAGAGTATCGTAAAACATAGCCATTGCCTTGCGCTTGTATGCGTAGAAATCGTCTCGCTTTGCAGGTATGTACTTTGTCTTCATGATACGGTCATAGGATTTGTTTGCTACAATAGATTCGTACACCAGAAGTTCAATTCCTGGAGGGCAAGAACTTATGCAGCAGTGTAAAATATCATGTCTCTGCTCTGGCGTAGCTTTTTGACATATATCCTTTAAACGGTTAATATCTTCTGGATATACGCCAAAATCAACAAGTGACTTTTGCCTGGTTCGCATATCATCACCGCCTTTTTATGTACAGTTCCACATTCCAATCAAGTACACGACATACATTGCAGAATAAAATACCGTGAATGATATATTATTCTCAACAGCTGCTCTATGGGCTTTTACCATTGCATAGAGTGCAATTTAAAAATTAATAATTATCCCTGTTGCTTTTAGCTCGAACATATCATCACTCCTTTTTCATTGCTATTTACGCTTACCACCCACACACGCCGCCCAGAGAAGAATACCGAATGCTCCGAACAGTGTGCTTAATGTGAATGCTATTAAAATATCAATCATTCTTCTTCATCTACTCCAACTTCTTCTCTATCGAATTAATAATCTCTTCCAATACCTGTTGCTCATAATTTTCTTTCCAGAATTTTTCTCTTTTCCAAAATTGGATTTTCATAATCTCATTTATTACATTAATACACGCCATTGCTTCTAGCATTCCCCAGTGTCCATCACATGCTCTTTCACTGCACCAATTTACGAATTCTTTGAATTTCATTTTTGAGTTCCTCCAGCTTCTTCTCAGCTTCCTCACGGGTGAGAAATACTATTCTTCCAATATCTTCTAAACGGTAGCAACTTTCTCCCATATCTTCTTTACCTATTGCGTCAAACCTTACAACACGTTCATTTTTGTAACAGAAAAAATGAATTTCTGAAACAGTCATTGGAATAATCGGTTGCTTGGCTCCGGCATTCACTCTATAAACCGTGTCTCCAACCTTACACGGTAATCTCACAAGCAATCCCTGGTCTTCCAAGTCTTCATAGTCAGCAAGTTTTTTAAACACTTGTTGGATATAGCAATTCTTGCATCCATCTACTGCGTTTTTACAAAATTCTTCGCAAGTTTTATTCCCAACGCCAATGATATATGTGCATTCATCGTCTGAATAATCTGTTAATCTCTCCATCTACTTCACCTCTTGAAATCTTCTCATAAATAGAACTTTCCACGATTCGTCTACTTCCACAAAATTTTCTTTTTCATACTCTGCAATCGCATTTTTAAGGTTCAAAATTTCCTGTTTAAAAGTTTCACTTTCCTGTTCTAAATATTTATTCTTTTCAAATCGTTTGCAATACTGCTCATGTGCCATCTGTTTGGTTTTCATGCTGTATCCACATACTCCTGTAGTAGAAGCCAATTTGAAAACTCTTTTGGCGCATTCGTAGTTATCTTTATCTACTCGCTCAGGCAAAGCCCAGCCTAAAAAAGAAGCACACTCACAGCACTTCACTTTCTTACTCATCTACTTCACCTCTTCCATCTGACTTTCTACAGTATCTGCAAGTAACTTCAAGGACTTAATAAATGAGTCCGTCAATGCTGTTCTGTCTGAATTTTTAGCAAATGTTCTGACAATGTTTACTGCATCCTTGATTTTTTCTTCATTTTCGACGATTTCAGATGCTTCATACAATATCCTTTCGCTATCTCTGTAAGTAACATTCTTATCGTCATAAAATTTCAATATGTTTGGGAATGGAATTTCGATAGGGTTTAAATGGTTTTCTCTCGCCCATGTGAATCCCTGAAGCTTTGCCATTTTCAGAATACTCAAATATTCTTCCTGTGTCTTTACAAACACACTTTTTCCTGTTAAATCAATCATCAGAATTTTCTCCTGTAATCTCATCAATACACTGGTTCCAGCCCTCCACAAAGCCAGCATATCAGATGTATTGGACGGATAATCTCCATTTTCTTTCTCGTCCTGTTCCAGATCATCCTGAAGCTGTTCGATCATTTCTAGAAAATCTCTAGCAGTAACCAATTTGTATTTATTTACAACATCTTGCATCCAATCATGATAACTGGACAATCTGTCTTTGATATAACTCATACTTCCACCTCCTCAGTCTTTATGAATGCCATCCAGTGTGTTTTTCCCTGTTTGCCGGATCTATTACCGTATAGGGGTTCTGCTCCAATGGCTGTAATAACGTCCCTTACTGGAATCTGCGTTTCATTCCATTTGAAAATCAATGTCCCATAAGGTTTGAGTACACGCATACACTCAGCAAAACCATCATGCAATACCTGTTTCCATGTATTCTTGTTGAGTTTTCCATATTTTTTTACCATCCACGAATTATCTCCGCCCTGAATGAGATGTGGCGGGTCAAACACAACATGATAGAAAGTGTTGTCGCCAAACGGCAGATCCGTAAAATCTGCTATAACGTCAGGGTGAATTTCGCAGTACCTTGTAGCTTGTCCGTTTCCACTCGTCCATATTGCCTCGCAATCCAATTCTCGCTTATCCACAAAAACAGCTAACTCATTATTTTTGTTGAACCAGATCATTCTTGAACCACACGTAGCGTCCAATACGAGTTTATTCATACTTCCACCTCGCTATCCTCTGGCATCTGGAACGTCATTCCTTTTTTGAGCATTTCTCCAAGTTCTCTTGCATGTGCTTTGTTTTCTTCCGTTTTTGGCTTCATACTTAATATCCTACATACTTCTGGAATTACATATTTTGTGTATTCCGAATCTCCATAGGCTTCCTGAATCATATCAAGTACTTTCATGGCTTTTGCTTTGGTGGAATATTTTCCTAAAATAAAATATCCTCCATTTCTCTGTGAATCCTGCAAACTCCAACATATAACATTCAATGAATCTGGGAGTTTTAGATTGACTACAATGTTTTCAAACTTTACCAGCGCTGTTTTATCCTGACTTCTGATTAACATTTTGCGTCCTCCTTATCTTCATAATTCATTACAATTGTAATTACCTGCACCAGAACTTTCTGAATCTGATCGTAAATGTAATGATCGTCAGTTCCGAAATGAGAGTTCAGTTTTGCATCTTCCTTGCCTTTCCTGTAGCAATCTTCCATAAATTCAAAACTGTATATATCATCTTCCTCAATAATTTCACCATTATTTCTCCAAGCAATCATTGCTTCTTCAACCAACGAATTTACAACATCGTCTGAATTCTTATCACCGTTCAGATATTCTACGCAACGGTCAATGAATCCCAACTTGTCAACGCACATATACGCTTTTGCTGTTCCAGACGTATACTCTCTGAATGCCTGCTCAACCTGCTCTTTGAAGTCCTCTGGCAGATTGAAAATATCCACTTCCAGTCCTCTTGGAAGATTTATTGTATAACTTCCCATTTCCATCCTCACTTTCCCAATATAAGCAACTGACACGCTATTGTGCAGTCCTCCATGATTTCTTATCCAAACGCTACTTGCCCATTATTCTGCATGTAAATCATCGGCGCAGCTTTACGCTCTCCGACCTTCAGATACGGGCAATTAGCTTTCACAAGTGCTTCTGCCATAACCGGCACAACGCTGTTTCCAATTCTCGCTACTTGTTTTGCGATCGGGTAATTTCTCCATTTATAGTCCCGATCAATAATGTAATCTTTTGGAAATCCCTGCATCACCTTTAATTCTTCCGGCTTTAGCATTCTGAGAAAAATATCTGATATGATGTATTTCTCTCCATGAATATCAACCAGAACATTTACTAGACCGAACCTGTCTTTTGTGGTAATGGTCCCAAGCGGTTCGTTGAGTACCTGTCCACATCCCGTTCCATAATACTTGACTAAGAATGCGGATATCACGCCGAAGTGTCCGGGTGATGTGGTTATCGTATGCAACGGCTCATCACATCCTTGACCGATTCCAGTCTTGTAATATTTCGTGATAAAAGCTGTCACAAGTCCGTATCTGTTTGAGGTGTCAATGGTTTTTATCGGTTCAGTCAGCAATTGTCCTCTGGAATCTCCTTTTCTGGTTTCTCCATGATACTGAATGACAAATGCCAACGCATCTTTGTTCTTTACAATGTACGGTTCTGGATTATCAACGATATATTTCTTGATTCCATTTGCAATGCGCTTCTGTGTTGCTTCCGCCAGTGCTTTCGGACGGTCAAATATACTTTTACCTAAGTCTGACCAATCAATGTAATCTCCGCACTGCTCATATGGCTTCAGACCGTCTGTTCCCAAACGATTATGCGTAGGCTTTGGCCATACTATCTGCTTTCCATCCCTACGGAACACTGCATACCAACGTTTCCTTGTAGTCGGTGCTCCATAATCCGCAGCTACCAGTTCCTGGCTGTCAAATTCATAACCAATATTTTCCATTGCTGAAATAAATTTTCGATAATCTTCACCGGCTCTTTCCTTGATCGGACGTCCTTTCTCGTCCAATGGTCCCCATTGTTGAATTTCTTCCACGTTCTCCATAATGATTACATCTGGAAGAATCGCCTTTGCGTGCTTATATACAGCCCACGGAAGAATGCGAAGCCCCTGCTTTCTCGGCTGACCGCCTTTTGCTTTTGAATGGCTTGTACAGTCTGGGGAAGCCCACATCAACGCTACGTGTTGATTTCCAACGTATTTCTGTAAGTCTACTTTGAAAATATCTTCTGTCAGATGCAGCGTTCCGGGATGATTCGTCTTGTGCATCAGGATAGCGTCGGGGTCGTGATTAATTGCTATGTCTACCGGCCTTCCGAGCGCCATTTCGATTCCTACAGATGCCCCTCCACCGCCGGCGAAGCAATCTATAATTAAATTACGCATTTTTTCCGTTTACTCCCCCACCTTTGAATAACTCAATCTATACGCCCTCTGCTCTGTCGGATCCTCGCTAACAAGCAATCCGTTATCTAAAAGCAAATTAAAGTGTTTTCTTGCAGTAGCCATTGAAATATCTAATCCATCTGCAATATTTCTTGTGGACGGCATATAGCGGTGTTTACGGTAATATTTCAGAATAAAATGATATACCGCTTTATACATCTCCTGTCCCTCTTTATGTTTGCGCTCTGTATTGCATTTTCCCATGGTCATTACCCCCAATCTTGTGATCCGCTGTTATTACCCTTTATTCCATTTCTCATAGCTGTTGTACGCCCATTTACTCCATAAGCTTCATGCAACCCTTTATGATATCCATTCCGATACTGCTTCTAGTTGTCATGATATAATTCAATAAAATCATTGATATCATAATTTTCTTTTGGATTAGCTGTTACGTATTCCTCTGCTTCCTTCTTTGTTCCGTAATTGCTCAATTCAGCACAACGGATAAATTCGCTTTTGTTCATGTCCATTTATTTCACCTCTAACCGTTAATACGGAATCTCAAATCAAGATTCAGCTCCTCTTTGATTGATCTTCTGTAATCCTCCCAGGTTGCCATATCATCCATCAGATAATCAGCCCCCCCCTGTCCATGCCGTCCATAAACTTCTGGCAGCGTTTCTGTCCAAATCCGAAATCATCATGCAAAACGGCAATTCCAAGGATTGTAAATGTATCAAGTGTCATTTCTTTAATCTTCTGCGCTGCTTTATCCAGGTCCTTACTGGCTAAAGAGGTATGTACTCCTGTAATGCCCCGGAATTTTATTTCCCTCTCCAGCGCTTCTATACCGCCATCTCTAACAATTCTGAGTGCCAGATCAAGACCGTCTTCTCTTCCTCGCTCATACTCCTTCATTTTATTCATTGGTTTATCCTCATTTCTCTCTGCTTAGAATCCAGAAGCTTTTCCAAGGCATTTATACAGTCTTGGATAAACTCTTTATCATACTTATTTGTACAGATACCACTAATCTCCCCAAGCCAAATTAATTTATCAGAAGCTTGTTTGGAATATTCATCTGTAATCTCTACTGAATAGAATTCTTTTATAGCTTTCCAGTATTCTGTTAGAAACTTTTGTATGATAGGAATATCTTTTGCTTCTACTTTCATCCTCCATCTCCCTTATATGTAACCTATTTGAAAAATCCGGTTTCATTTGGGTTACAAAAAAATCCAGTATTTATGCGGGTTTGCAGTGTTTGCAACCGTGTAACCGTGTAACTCACACATTTCCTATATAGGAGAAAAAAATAATTTCATTCTCATATTTTTATTTTTCTATATATATATATACGTTCTGAAAAGTTACAAGGTTACTCGGTTACAAAATTAATCGAATACCGGATCCGATATCTGGAACAAACTCGCCTTTTTTTGCTCTTCCAGGTATCCATCAAGATCATTCACCACTTTCAAACAGCAAAACTTTTTTGGATTCCTGCTTTCTGACTCTCTTTTTAGGACGTTACCGTACTTATTGTTGGAAATAATAAGCCCCATTTTCATGCCCCATGACAGAAACGCCTTTTTTGAATATCCGCCATTTTTGCAGATGTTATTGAGCGCAGTGGGATAGAAGTATACTAATCGGTTCATTTCTCCATCTTTTTCAATGGGATCTCCCCATTTTTCACAAGGCGTATCAACATCAAAACGCTGCTCATTCATAGAAATCATATCCACCAGGTACTCATAACAACGTTCATTCGGGGATACATCCGATACATCAGCAAGCGTGTTTTTGGCATCTTGTATATCAATATACTGCATGTCCTTGAAAAGCATATCTGTGGCGATTCTATCCGCAGTCAGAACAATTGATAAGGAAAATAGCTGTTTATCCGTTTTATCGTCTGATGCGATTTTTTTCAAAATCTCCTGCTGGATATTTTTGATCTTATCAACACTCATTTCTTCCAGCGCCGCCACGAAGTCTTTCCCGGCAAAGCCATAGTTTTTCTTAAGAATATCAATGGTGTTTTGCGGATTGTCGAACAGCTTATCATGCGTGCATTCTACTTCAAGGATACGGTTTACAGCACCACCCTGGTTCACGTAGGATTGCAATGGATACTCACCGTTTGTGAGGATACACAACTTCCACGTGCTTTCTCTCGTTAACCCCAGTTCTTTATTGGATCTGGTTTTTCCTTGGCCAGAACAGAGATCATACACGATTCGCTCAAAGTTTTCCTCAATCTTCTTATCCTTCTGGCTTGTATCATCAAGGATAAGGGGAAGATTATTGAGCATGTCAGATTTTACTTCCAGGCCAACATCCGAACTCTTGAAGTTACCTATATACTTGTTTTCAGACGGATCCGCCCAGACCGAAGCAGCCAGCATGTGGGTAACAGACTTTCCGTTTCCCGTAAGGCCCCATAAGTCGGTAAAAAATGGAAGTGCATCCAGTGGCTTAATCAGAACACTGGCGAAAGACGCTGCCAGCATAAACTTAATTTCGAATTTATCCTGCTGCCTGATCTTTTTTACATGCTCATACCAAATTTCCCTATCTCCTTTTACCCGAATGGCTTCAAAAAGCTGCCTGAACTTTGCATCCCCATCGAATATGATTTCCTCGCTGTATGGCAAGAAACCGTCTCCAATCCATCCCAGCTTTCCAGACGAATATTGTATTTCTATGTACTCATCGTTCAGGTTTTCCACGTCCGATAAGTACCTTACAAGGTGCTTGGCAGTTTCTGATGTTACAGCTATCCCATTCTTGGATAACCCTACAATCTTGGATGCAGTTGCTACGACATCTTTTGGAACAATAATCTCTTGCCATCTATTGTTACGTTTAAAGGCAATTTTTATCTGTTCTTCACCTGTCTGAATATTTTTCAGGCGTTCAACCGGCAATATGGGGTGATAGCAGGCCCTAACATCTGTTATTCCAGTAGTAGAATTCCAAGTGCAAATTCCATCATCTACTGCAATCCAGTTTCCGCAGGCCATTCTATCGTAGGGACTATCCGTGAAGTTCGTATAGTGTTCTACAAGGCTGGCTTCTTTTGATTGCTTCCGGATATCTTCCTGTTCTTGCCTTTTTATATCTTTTTGCACTTTTTTGTATGCGTTTACCACGCTTGTAAACTCCGTTTTGCATCTCAATTCAGATGCTCGAAGCGCAAGGCTGGCCAACAGTTCAGCCCTGTAAATCTCATCCTCCTGATTAAACACCTCGTCCAGCACTTCCCGAGACATGATGGATTTCGAATCCAACTTGTTTAATGGAACCATCTATATCACCTCTTTTCTAATACGGTATACCATTCAATTCTCCATGCAGGTACAGTGCTTTTTGAAGTGCATTCCATGCCTCACACCATCTGTCAGAAAGAGGACTCCATCGCTCGATTTCTGCCCGATAAAAGTCAATATCAGACAAACATTCTTGCAGCACGGCCTTTTTCTTTCGTTCTTCCTTTTGCCTCATTTCCATCTGCTTCTGATGGTGATATATCGCCATTCTGGAAGAGAAATTTGGCTTTTGGTAAGTTCCTCCAAGTATGGTAAAAGCTGTCTTAAAATCGCAATTATCCATGTTCTGAACGAATGTAAATATGTCACCTGTTGCACCACAACCGAAACAATAATAGCTGTCTTTGTAGATTTTCATAGATGCGGTACGGTCACCGCTATGAAAGGGACACTGAATAAATCCTGCTCTGTTTGGAACCATGCCATATCTGCTCAAAACGTCCCTCATGCTATTCTGCTGCTTAATTGTTTCTTTATCCATTTGACAAAATCTCCAAAATTCTTTTGCCAGTGTCTTTCTTGTCACAAAACAGAAATTCAACATCATACTTGCGTTGCATCGTGCAAAGAATCTTATATAAGACATCTCCATGCATAACTTTCTGCTCCTGTTCTACCCAGATGCCATTCTTTTTAACTCTTTTCTTTGCCCGGGGATTCTCCCACCAGAGAACATCATCCAGTTTTTCAATCCCTTTTCCATGCTCACACAGAAACACGAGTTTTATTCCTACTTCATTTGCCCGGATGATCTCAGCACGAAATCTTTCATGCTGCTGACATACATTACCGCATAATTCAGAAAGATTTTGCTTTCTATCAACGACTAACCTTGGATTGTCATAGTTCATATAATCACCGACGTAGAGTTTTGACACGAACCACTTTTCTCCCGCTGCATCAAATGCTTTCTTAATGCCATCAATAATTTTCTGATGCTCCCTACTGTCAATTTGTATCATGCAAACGGCATCTCCTCGTCAATTCCATCTGGAATACTCATAAATTCGTCCTGGTCTGTTTCTGGATGTGGTGTCTCTGACTTCTGCTGACTCTGATTAGAACCTTTGCTTTCACCAAACTCAATCTCTTCTACAACAATATCTGTTGTGTATACCTTCTGCCCATCACGATTAGTGTAACTGCCGGTCTGGATTCTTCCAGATAAATCCGCTTTCATTCCTTTAGAAAAATATTTCTCGATAAATTCTGCTGACCTTCCGAAAGCGATGCAATTCAAGAAATCTGCTTTCTGATCGGAATCCTCTTTCACAAATCTTCTGTTTACCGCAATAGAAAATCTCGCAATAGATGTTCCATCATTGGTGTACTTGATTTCTGGATCACGTGTAAATCTTCCTGTAAGAATTACTTTATTCATGCTGTTACTCCTTTTCTGTATGCTGTTTATCATAGTCAATTAACATCTTCAGACATTTCTGACCCTTTTCCTTGGTAAGAGACTTAATATCGTTTACCTTAAATCGAGCCTTGATCTGTTCCAAAAGCTTAGCTTCCGGGTACTTATCAATAATGTTTTTAATTGACATAGTAGATTCGGAACTAATCATCTCGGTTTCTTTTACCGGTTCCTTTTTTTTGTCAGGCGAATTCTCACTGTTACTCGAGCAATCATATTTAGTCTTGCTTTCTTTCCAGTAGACATCTGCTCCAATCCCGAGATTTTTGCAAGCTACTGACAGCGCATCCGTTGTGGCCATCTTATAGCATTCGTCAGACACGTAAATTCCGCTTCTTTCTTTTGTTGCTAGCTTACTTCCTCCAGTTCCGGAAATCGGCTGCGACCATTTGCTTTCGTAAAAAACATATAGTTCGATCATCACAAAAGCGCATGTCTCATCATTTATGGTTTCTGTCCATTTATCAACAGTCTTGTAATACCATCCGATTCCACAAGGCCCGAACTGCTCTGTCAGACATTTAATTCGCCACATAGGGTTAATATCTGTAAAACCTTTTAAACGTCCTGCCATAATCGGCTTCTGAGCATCCTTTGGAACTTCTCTAACATGGTTATATAATTCAAGATTTTCCAATATTATTCCTCCTTGTCATAAACCACATGCTTGCTGCCTTCAACGATCAGCAAACTTGCGATATCCTTCATAGAAATGGTTGATTCGTTATAAATCTCAACCAGCGCGTTGTATGCGTCTGTTGATACTTTCACGACCGGGTTATCCTTATCAGTTGCAGGCTGTTTCTTTCTCGCTGGAATACGGATTTCAAAATCACTCATGAGCGTTCTCCTTATTGCTTTCAGAATATTTTTCTAAAACATAAGAATAGAATTTTTCACGATTAACCCTTGCTGTTTTTCCGATTTTAACTAAAGCTCCTGACTCTTTAGCCAGTTTCATAACTGTTTGAATACCAAGATTACTATCCTCTGCCATCATTTGATAAGTGAGCAATGGACTGTCTATATTATTGCGATATTTGAGACTTCTCATCTTATTTCCTCCTTATATGATTTTTGAGCCGTTAAAAGCCCATTTAAGGCTTGTACGTAGCTTGCCAATGTTCTCGCCTTGTATGATTCCTCTATCGGATTATCCGGCACAATAGCAAGCTGGGTGTCAATCAATCTAACAATCTCATTAATGCGTTCTTCCATGTTTACACCGCCTTAAAAAAGCAATACACATTGTCGGATCCATCCCCTCTCGCCGGATTTTTTTCACCATTCGAAAATGCTCCGCCGGCGCAGTGATATTCGAGGTGATTCAGATACATGTCCGGATTTTCCCAATCAAGAATGTACGCTTTACGCCTGTTCAGCTCCCCCAGAAGCTCGTTCACCGTTTCTATCAGTTCCATTGTCGGCAGAAGCTTCAGCTCCATCTGATTCAGCATTTAACGGACACCTCCCATCTATTAAGAGTTTAAGAAGATGTGCTTTTGCAAGCTCGCACTGCTCGGCTGATTCCTCTTTAAGCAATTCATTATCAAAATAGATTGTATAAATGCCGTCCATTTCCTTTCTGGGCTCCCACTTTGAATTCATAATGCAGATAATGCAAGCATGTACATGCGAAGTGATGTCAAGCGAAACAAAATAATCTGTTTCGTTCGAAACTCTCCACGCTAATTCAAAAAGCTCTTTGATTTCTTTTTTAAACATTTCCGCTCTCCTTTCTCAAAGCAGTGCTAAATACGTAAACAGTGCAAACACAATACCTGCCAGGATCTGCTGCAAGTTCTTCTCCCACATCCACACCGGAAGAAAAGTAAGCAGAATCCCAATAATCGCACTGACTACGATATCCTTTCTGTTCTGTCTGGGTGATTTCATTCTTTTTTCCCTCCAAAAAGAAAAAGATTACAGACTGTAAGCAATATACCAGAAGATATTAGTAATGATTAACAGAGCGGCAGTCAAAAGCCATGCACTGAACCACTTCTTAGTTTCTCTCTTTGCTTTTTTCACGATTTCGGTAGCCAGCATTGTTTCCAAATCGTTCCATGTAATCTTTTCGTTGTTTGCTACATTTTTTTTATTTTCCATGTTATTTTCCTCTCGCTTAATATTGACTTTTTAGCGGATAGAGGATTATAATTTACCTGTATCCACTAAGGTTGGTTTAGTGGCTTACTGCTCCGGGGTGGAGGTGTCGACTCCCTCCGGGGCGCTTATGCCAAATTTGCTTCTTTTCTTCTGTAGTAGTCCAAGATAATTCTTGAGCATTCATCAACAATTCTTTGATTGTCTTCCGGTGTATTATCCTTGCAGTAATCATCATGTATTCTGATTACCCCAGACCCCATTTTGATTGTTTTGATTACTGCCATCAGTAAACCTCCTTTTTATACATTCACCATGTTAAGATATGCTGTTTGTTTCTTTTTACTTCTGGTCAAGATCATAAGTTCTTCTCAAATAATGTCTTGCCATTCAGATTAGCTCGAAGCTCATATTTATGATCTTGATATTGGCTCTCTTGAAGAATCTGGGCTAAAATGTCGTTTGGAGTAACCAATTGACATGTAAAAGTAGCTTGCGGACATTGAAGTTGTGACTCAATATCTGATATTCTCTTTTCAAGAGAACGGATCTTTTTCCTGGTTGATTTTTTCACGCCTTTCTCCTTTCTACTGATAAAATTTCGTGTTATACTCTCCTTTGGAAAGGAGGTGTAAGAATGACCTATAAAGCCAAAGAACTTCTTGTAAAAATGGCTAATGAGTATGATGTTTCTGGACATACTTCTTTTGATTCTGATTTCTATATAACTTTCCCAGATAGCGCTATTACTGAATTAGAAAACAACGGCTGCATCACCATTGTAAATGACATTGTTGGAAGCATTTGTCTTACAGAATATGGCTATCAAGAATCAAAGAAGTAATTTCCAAGGGCTACATGATTTTTCATGTGGCCTTTTTTTTACGGTGCTCTGTGTGACTCAACCAAAGGAACTTCTGCTTTATATGTTCCCTGTTCTCTCAATTCTCCTTTGTTGGAATAGCTTACAAAGTGTACGGTCGTGTCCACTTCCACATCAATACGAAAATCATCCGGCGTGCAGGAAATCATAAAACCTGTACATCCATATCCAAAATCTTCTCCGTTGATACGGAAGATTTTCTTTTCTGTGTCAACTTCGATGGTTTTAAGCTCATGTGGAATGAAAATTTTACTCATAATTTGCTCCTTTCTATTCTGGCAACCTTGGTTCAAGAAACTTATGAACTTTCTTTCTTTGCCTTGCCAGAATCATCCAGCTTATCAGTATTTTTATATTTGACGATTGTCTCGCCAACACCGAGAAAATACCCCTTGTCGAACTCAGACATATTCGGAACCGCCTTTGCGATTGACATAAGAATATTTTTTTCTTTCTCAGACATTCAGTTCACTCCTTTCTTACACGTTTTGATTCTTCAAAAGCAACTAAGTCATTTTCTGGTACTCTGTAACCAGAGCCGTTCAGATTGATTGCCGGAAGCTGTTTATTCCGTATCCATCTCCACACGGTAGGAACTTTCACACTATATCTCTGAGCGATTTCTTCGCAAGTGTAAAGACGTTCCAAAAAAAATCACCTCCTACTTATTTTTAGTTGCGTTTACCACTTATTTGTGTTATCCTAGTTAATGCCTAATGGCAAGGAAAGGTTGTGTTCTGTATTGAAAGCAATGTTTAGCCTGCCTGTTCCCTTTACTTTTAATCCGTCCATACTGATACCTCGACAGTCAAAACAGGTCAAAGACGGCTCTGATTGTTTTGTCAGCGATTAGGCATGTTGCAGAACCAAGACTGCGAAAGTGACAAGGTACTTCAAGAAGCATTTGGTCTCGTCAGATACGGTGTTAGCCTGCAAAGTACATAGGGTAAACAAATTTGGTAAAGAGCTGTTAGGGACGAGACCCCTAGCAGTTTCTTTTTATCTATTTCTATCAGATTGTGGTAAACGCTCAAGGTTTTGTTTACCTTGTAAACATACAATAGCACATTAAGTAAACAATGTCAAGTATATTTTTGTTGACTTTGTAAACTTTTTGTGATAGTATAATTGCATGGAGGTGAGGAAATTGAAAGACAGATTCAAGGAACTTCGGGAAACTCTTTCACTGACGCAGCAGAAATTCGCTGATAGATTGGATATAAGTAGAAACTTTGTTGCTCAGATAGAAATGGGGAACAAAATTCCATCAGAGCGAACCATCAAAGACATTTGCCGAGAGTTCAAAGTCAATTATGAATGGTTGACTGAGGGAACAGGCGAAATGTTCATTCAGAATAAAAGAAAATCTGAGATTGTGGATTTCGTTGGTTCGGTTCTGAATGGAGAAGCAGATAGTTTCAAGATACGATTAGTAGAAATACTTGCTAATCTAAATGAATCAGAGTGGGAAACTCTCCAAAAACTTGCCAATGCTTTGGCAGATAAGAAAGAAGAGTAAAAAGATGGGGACAGGAAATAACTCCTGCCCCTATTTTTATTTCAGTCCTAGAAATGATATTATAAATCTGAATATTATATATAATTGGTCGTGATCTGCTTTTTCTAATATCTCAATAATTTCCTTTTTGTAATCCATTTTCCGTCCCTCCAATATCACGCAAGCAAGAACATTTGTTCTCTTTTATTCCATTATACCCTCTTCTCAGTGATATAGAACGGACTGGATCATACTTCTCGCCCTCTGCTTGAACAGTACGCCCTCCTTTTGCCTTGAACGATTAAAAAAGAAATGACATTTGCATTCCGCAGAAATATTGTTGCTTTTCTTCACAACAAATGGCTGCTTTTCTTCTTCAGATATGGTCTCCTGTGTATAATTATGTATTACGTATTGATTATTGGCACTTGTCTTAATAATCACTTCAGAATCTGTCGGATCAATGCTCTCGCGCAGTGGCGCGCGTACAGAAAATGTGAGCATTATCCCAAACAGAAAAAATATAACCAGCTTTTTTATTCCTTTCATAAAATCCCTCCAAAATTAGTTTATATTATACTCTAAATATAACAATCATACAATATCTCAATCTTGCACAAATTTTCTTACATTAATGCTGTATTTGACGAAAATCGAGAAAATTCTACATTTCCCAACAAAAAAAAGAACTGAGGAGTTAAGTCCCCAGTTCCATTTTTTTTAAGATATAAAATCACTATTGTTATAAGATTTATTTTTTACAACGACTTTTACTTTTTTACTGATTTTCCCAGCTTTTACAGTGATGTAAGCCGTTCCTTTCTTTTTAGCAACTACTTTGCCTTTTTTATTTACAGTTGCAATCTTTTTATTAGATGATTTGAAACTAATCTTATCAGCTGCATTAAATGGAGTCTTACTTGCCTTTAAAGTAAAACTTTTTCCTTTTACCAGATTAATCACTGTTTTATTTACCATCAATTTAGTAGTTTTTACCGCCTTGCTCTGTACGGTAAGATTAATATTTACAGTAAATCCGCTTGCTAGTGTTGCTGTAAGAGTAGTCTTTCCTGTTTTCTTCAGAGCTGTTATTTTAAATGTTCCATCCTGTTTGATGTTGCTGATTTTTACGAGCTTTTTATTTTTAGGAATAACCGATTTTAAATAATCTCCTTTTGCCATACCAGTAATTTTTACTGCAGCTGTGCTTTTTCCTTTTTGCAGAATAACACTTTTATAATTAGCACTTCCTGTTGGTGATAAAATATCTCCGTACTTAACATCTCGTGATCCGCACCTCAAACAATATCTAGCCATCTCTGATCTGGACATTATGGTTGCTGTTTTTTCAGTTTCCCAATCACTCCATTTATGCCCTAATGCTTGCGCTAAGACCTGTCCACATTCAATGCATTTCTGTGATTCTGTACAGGTTGCTTCTGTTCCAGGAGTGTGATCTCCGCTCTTAACAAGAATAGCTCCACACACCGTACACTTTTGAGGTTTTGTACATGTTGCTTTTATTCCTGGCTTATGTCCTAGTGCGGCTGTCAGAACTTTCCCACATTCCGTACATTTCTGTGGCGTGGTACATGTTGCAGCTGGTCCCGGCTCATGCTGCCCGATTGTGCATCCGCTTACAGTAGGTACTGGAACTTTTACATCGTACAGATCAGCAACCTCGACACTTTTAGAATGAACAATTCCTTTATTATAAAAATTTCCTCTTGGATAATATACAACTTGTCCATCAACCATATGTGATGCTCTTTTTTCCAGAACATTGTTATTGTAATAGTTACGGCAATAAACATTACCAGATACATTAATTGTTCCGTAATTATAAAAACTTCCGAAAATATACAAATTGCCCTTAACAGTTAAATCACCGTAAAATGTATAAGTGGCATTATCCCCAATATACATGTTTCTCGCGACAACTCTTCCACTATACTCCATGATGTCATTGTTTGTTACAAAATCCCCCTCTTCTGTAGTTCCCATTGATACATTGATCCTGGATGCATATACAGGAGCTGCTACGCTGATTACAGCCAGAAGCATAATTAATAGTAAACATTTTCTTATCTTTTTCATGTTAACTTTCCTCCCTTTGTTTTGATTATATTATACTATTGCAGTTAGGAAAAAGATAGATGGATTTTTGCTGAAAGCTTTTATATTTACTTATGTTTTGTTACATGTTATTATATTTTTACACAAAAAACCGACTCCTGCGACCAACAGGAACCGGTTTAATAAATAAGATAATCTCGGAGAAAATCTTACCTACACCATAATTATATCATCTCCTGGATTATCGCACAAGTAAAAAAAGGAGAATGATAAAATGAATGAATCAGTATGCATCTATCTAAGGAAATCCAGAGCCGATCGGGAAGCTGAAGCACATGGAGAGGGCGAAACACTCGCCAGACATGAACGGATCCTGTTAGATCTCGCAAAGAAAAAAGAGTACATTGTGGGCGCTATTTACCGCGAAGTGGTATCTGGCGAAACTATTGCCGACCGCCCTGTCATGCAGCAACTTCTCCGCGAAGTAGAATCCGGCATTTGGGATGGTGTTTTGGTTGTCGAAGTAGAGCGTCTTGCCAGAGGTGACACCATCGACCAAGGCGTTGTATCAAGGGCTTTCCAGTATTCTGACACGAAAATTATTACCCCCACAAAAATATACGACCCGAACAATGAATTTGATGAAGAGTACTTCGAATTCGGACTTTTTATGAGCCGCCGAGAATACAAAACCATCAAGCGCCGACTGAACGCCGGAAGGATTTCATCAGTAAAAGAAGGGAAATACTGTGGCAACAAACCACCTTACGGATACGAAAGAGTTAAGCTCGAAAAAGAAAAAGGCTATACTCTCCGACCTGTTCCGACTCAAGCTGAGATTGTAAAAATGATCTACACCTGGTATGCCGGTGATGGCTGCGAACAAATTGGAGTTGCAAAGATTGTACGGAAATTAAACGAAATGGGAATTGAATCTGCATTGGGCGATGACTGGACTCCTGCCAGTATACAGGGGATCCTAACAAATCCGGTATACATCGGGAAAATCCGATGGAATGGTCGAAAAACAGTGAAGACTATACAGAATGGTCAAGTAATTAAGGCGCGTCCTCGATCAAAAGATACTCTTATTTGTGATGGATTACATCCGGCTATTATATCGGAGGATCTGTATAATTCTGTCCAGGAAATTCGGAAAAAGAATCCGCCTCGCCCAGTTAGTATAGCAAACTCGATTCGTAATCCACTTGCCGGAATTGTCTATTGCAGCAAATGCGGTCGTGCCATGGTTCGCCGTCCTTATCAAAAGCGCGGACAGGAAGATACCCTCATGTGTCCATATACGTCTTGCCCCACAGTAAGTAGCAAATTGTCTCTGGTTGAAAAATCTGTGATTGATGGAATTAGGGAGATTGTGGAGGAATATAAGTTAAACAATGATATTAATGCATCTTCACAGGCTATTGATTTAACAATAATTTCTAAACAAAATCTCATACATGAAAAAGAAAACGAGCTGGAAAGCTTAAACGCCCAAAAAGCAAAACAATATGACCTACTCGAACAGGGTATCTATACCACTGAGGTTTTCCTTGAACGTGCCAAAACAATATCCGCATCTATCCAGTCTTGCTCCGATACTATAGAAAAATTAAAAGAAGAAATCAAACACGACGAAAACATTATAAAACAACAATCAGATTTTATCCCGCGTTGTGAAGAGCTACTTGATAACTATTGGAGCCTTGACACGGAATCGAAGAATAAAATGCTTAAGAGTTTGATTGAAAAGGTTGCCTACTCAAAAGATACTAAAAACGCTTATGGGAAAGGCAACGAGATTGGTTTCCAGCTAGACATTTTCCCAAAAATCCAGAAGAATAATCAATGATATCTTCTATGAGCTGACGAACTGGATCATTGATGTTATCAGTAATTATAAAAAGAAAGTCCCGGGGAATTAACCCCGGGATATTTTTTACTGTTTCTTAATATATTTTGCAGATACAAAGCCATAATACTTTCCTGCAATACGAATATAATACCATTTGCTGCCGTTTTTATCTTTCTGTGTATAATTCATAACTTCTACTTCGTTGCCCTGGTTAAGAGTTGGGTATTTTTTGATGTTCGGGTACTCAGTTCCAGCCCAGGTACGCACATTAAGCACAGTGGCGGTTACATTCCCCTTGAAAAGCACCTGTGTCTTATCCTGTTTTCCTGTAATGGTAGCGGATGTGGAGCCACCCTCCTTTTCCAGGTATCCAGTCCAGATCCAGCCAATGCCGATACCGGAAACTTTTACATGTGTCCACTTTCCGCTTGTCTTTCCGTCAATTTCAACAACGGTTCCTTTATTGATTGAACCCATAACGTAACCATTCGGTGTCTCGCGGACATACAAATCATTCACTGTTGCCACTCTGGTTCCAGTCTTTTTCCATGTGGCTGTCTCTTCGTAAGACCCCCAGTCAATCCAAACATATCCATCAATGGAAGAATCACTGATTAAATAGGACTTATTTCGGACTGCACCGCCATTTGCTACTACTCCAGCTGCACTAGAAGTATTTCCTTCATTTGTATAGATTCTCGAGCTATCAAAACTCTGCACACTTCCAACATGGGAGCCATTGCGGAAGATTACAAGTGCTCCGACTTTTGGCTTGCTGTGCCAAGTTCCGTTTGTTTTAGCATGATTAGTGATTGATACGCAATTGTAAAAACCTCCGCCCATGATCTTTAATGCTTTGGTGATTCCGAGAACTTTTACCAATTTCCAAAACTGGTACTCTGCACACCACGGCTGCTTCTGGCATCCTGGCTGCCCCCAGTTATTTACATCTCTTGCAAATTTAGTGTAATTGTTATATCCTGCATTCTTTTTAAAATCATCCAGATAGGCATTACTTTTCTTTTCAAGGTACCCGCCGTTGGATGCGTAATAATCACCAAGGTTTAAAAATTCCTGTAATTTGCTCATTATATCATTCCTTTCATATTGATAAGTACATGATACGACGAGCAATTGTGAATTTCAGCCCCACATTTTTACACAATATACCTACCATGATTAAATTCTCTGTCATAATGACACCACCTCCTTGCCACATGTATAATCGGTATTATGGTAAAGAAGCTACTTTTTTCCCATAAGCTCCAGCAAACAAAATAGTGACTCATTATCACGAAAGACAGAAAGCATTACACAATTACCGGATGGAAATAAAGCTAAATTAATATCAATAGGTAGCACTGGTATTGATGTGGGTAGTACAGGTGAAAAAATTCCATCATGGTCTTTTGGAATATTTTTACCAAGTAGCGGAGGTTCTGACGCCTGTTTACTTTGTGCCAATTCTACACAAATTACCATAGTATATAAATCAAGTGGTGTTTGGGTCTCTTGCAAAAGAATCGGATAAAATTATCATTTTAAACAAGCAATTCCCATCCGCTCCATGTTTCCTTAGCCTTAGTTTTAACGGATATATGTAATCCATAAAATGCAATTATAGTTATGTAATTCTTATTTCCATTTGAAGCAAAAGCGATTGCGTTAATCCATATCCCTTCTGAATAACTCGGAGAATTTTTGGCATCACTTCCATTTCCCGAATATATACCTGGAGCCGAAATGCTATTCCAGTCTGTTAAATTTAAATTATACCCATTATTGAAGCTCTCACTATTTAATTTGTTAATCGCCCCGATAACTGTCTTGTTATTGGTCTGCAATTCCGGAATGGTAGCCTCGTTTAATTTCTTAGCTACCCACTTCCAGAAAGTGCCAAAAAGAAGTCTTTTGTTTTTTCCGTCTGTGGAATCACGAGCCATTACTTCATCTGTATCTACCGGTGTTGCTGTTTTTTCTGTGTAATTACTCCATGTGTTATTTGCCATAGTCTTATACCTCCATTGAAATATGTTGTTTGATAAGTTGCTTTAATTCATTCAATTCCGCTTTCACGGAATCAAGCTCGGATTGCAGATTTTTAACTTTTTCATGCTCGTTTTTTAGCATTGCGAACATGCAGGGAATCATAATACGATAGTTCCAGTTTTCAGCATGTCCTTTTTCGTTATGATCGACAGCGATTGGAAATCTTCGGTCAATATCCTCCGCGATAAACATTGGCATTTCTTTACCGCACCGTTCGTCTTGTTCCATAAGATATCCATCTTTGTATTTCGCCCAGATTACCTTGACTCTATATAGGTCTTCCAGTTCGTCTTCTTTTACGGTTTTCCCGAGTACTTTATAATGCATAGAGGATGACGCAATTGTTCCGACATCTCCATTATTATTTTTCCCCAAGTTACTACCGGTTATAAGCTTAGGCATTTCTGGCACATTGAGAGTCAGAGAACTGCTTCCGGTTGTCTCAACTTTCATCCTAGATACTGTTTTTAAAAGAAGACCAGCTTGTTTGCTCTCCAAAACAGTCCAATACCCATCAGAGTATTGCGCGGATAAATCAAGAAGTCCATGAACAAGGGAGGAATCGTAACCAGCTGTAGCTACAGACTCATTTATTTGGAACCACTCTTTTCCCTTGAAGTTTTTAAACCCAACCGAGTTATCTATTTGAGTTATTATATTTCCATTCGCGTCATACACCTCAAAGGTGCCATATCCATTATTCGGACCGCCAAGCTTCAATGTTCCGCCTTTTGCATAGGTGAACGAAAAATATAACTGGTTGCCCTCTTTATAAACTCCTTTCACGGAACCATTATTTGTAAGAAGATTAAATATCTCTTCATGGGTAAGTGCGTCCACATCTATCACCACAGGGACAGATTGCATATCCAGCTGATTTGTAGTTCCATCTGCTGCATACAGGATAAATCTAACAGACACAATGCTTCTATCCAGTGAGCTAACAGTATAACTTTTACTCGGCTCATTTACAGTTGAAACCAATACGTTTGTAAATGTAGAGCCATCCATGGAAGTCTGCACATACCATCTACCGGAATATGCCGTTCTTGTAGCACTGTCACCATCTCGATAATAAGCTTTTGCCGTAATTGTACTTGGTACAACCTTGTCATTCTGACCTCGTTTTAGGATATTAGATGAAAGCTCGATAAAATATGTCCTGCCAGGTACACCTTGTTCTCCTTTATCACCCTGTTCACCTTTTATCTTCGTCCAGCTATATTTTGTCGGGTCAATGGAATCATCCGGCGTGTCGTAATCAGTATATTGGCCAATATACTGCTTTCCGGCACTGACAACTACATCAAAGCCAGTTTTTCCGTCAGCACTATTCGCATAAGCTATATGGAAATATGGCGTCTTTCCGTCCGCACCTGCTTTTCCAGGGATACCTTGTGCGCCATTCGCGCCTTTTACAAGTGTCCACGCGTAATCATCTGGATTAGTACTATCTTGCTCGGTAAAATCCGCATACATACCGATATACTCACGATTACTGTCCGACACAGAGAAATCTGTTTTTCCATCCGCAGAATTCGCATAGGCAATGTGTGTATAACTTGTTTTTCCATCTTTTCCGTCTGCTCCATCCTTGCCATCAGAACCGTTTTCCCCATCAGCGCCTTTGTATCGGGTCCATGTATAATCAGCCGGATCATCACTTTCCGTTGGCGTTTCCTTATTATTTGCAATTCCGATATACGCAACATATTCTGGCTCCAGATAGATTGGATTTCCTACAGTATCACATATTGTATTCCCATCTGTATCAATCCATGGAACAGTATCTGGGTTATCTGACATATCTTCGCCGTTTGGCATAGAAGCGTATTTAATCCAGGTATATCCATTCTTTCCGGGCTGTCCATCATCCCCGCGAAATTTCGCCCAGGTATAGGCAGCTGGATCCGTGCTGTCATCCTGTAAATAATCTGTGTAAGTACCAATATAAATATCTGGTGTCTTTGTCATCTGTCCATATGTTGGATTTTCTACCGGAGCATATTTAATATGCAAATACGGCGTTTTACCATCCTCCCCGGGAGTTCCAGGAATTCCTTGTTCTCCTCTCGGTCCTTGTGGGCCTTGAATACCTTGTTCTCCTTGTGGTCCCGGTATGCCTTGGTCTCCTTTTGGTCCCTGGAGACCGTCAACACCATTTGTACCATTTTTCCCAGCATAAATTTTAGCCAGCGAAAATCTTTTAACTACTGATAAAACACTGATATATGTTGCTTTGATGTCTACCCATCCATCGTCAGTGGATAATGCTGTTACTGTGTATGTCTTGGTCGCATTATTCCAGGACCCTGTTACGCTATCTGATTTGATAATTGTAAATTTACAATCAGATGTAATATCCTGCGTTCCGTACATCACGACTGCCTGCGTACTCACATTGCCGGGAAATGTTCCGTAATTTCCATCAGAATCAACAGAAATGCCCTGGTATTCGTTGCTCAACTGCAATGTCATATTCTTTGCAAGAGCAGCTGCTTCCTGCGCGGATTTAGCTGCCGCTAAAGCATCCTCGGAATCCTGTAATGCTTTTGTTACGTCCGTGTCTTTTAATCTTTCCCAGTAATACCCTTTTCCATCATTGCGGAATCTGTAAGCATGGCTGTCTCCATCATAATACAGATCACCTACATGCTTACTCATTTCTGTATCAGTTAGCCACTCGTTTGCCGGGTAATTGCTAAGTGTAGGTGCAGGAGTCCCGGTCCAGGTATTGATATTTCCGTCAATCTGACCTTGCATACTGTTTAACAGTCCGTCCAAAGGTGATGCACCGATTCGCACGGATGCGCCGTCAATTACAATCTGGTTATTATCAATATCGGCTGAGAAAATAATCTTTCCGTTTGTGTCCCGAACGATTAACGCGCCGGCATTAATATAACTTGCATTGATTCCCTCTGCATACAGAAGCCTTGCAATAAGCTCTCCATTAATATTTAATCCATAAGGATATGTCTTTCCTCCATCCATGGAAATGCCGATTGCTTCTGCCGTAAACTTCCATACAATATCAGATTCTTCCAGTGTAGGCTTATTGTGCGCATAATAGATATTGCTACCATCATCCTGTGGCTCTACAGTCATGTATAAACCACCAGAAGTTTTAAGCGTATTATTAAGCCTTTCAACGGCTTTTTCGCGCTCTGTGCGTTCATCCTTAACAAGTTGTCTAGCTTCTACCAGTGCTTTTGTAGCTTCCGACATATATGTGCTGCTATTTCGGATGGGATCATCTGCCTGCGTTTTTACAGTGGTAATGCCATTTAACGGAGATGATACATCAGTGATTGGTGTAAGATATCCATTGCCGTTTCGATCAAAACTGCGTGACATATCACCAAATTCTAACAGAGGATTATAAATCAGATCCCCTTGCAGATTTCGGAATCTGGCCCCGACCAGATTACCACCAATCCATGCCGCTACAGTTCCAAGGCCACTGTCAGACAGAAGATTGTTTTCTAACTCCAACACATATCCAGCAGTTCCAAACAGGGATTCCGATTCTTTGTTTTTTACTCTGATACCAGTAATTACAATATCATCACTGGAAAGTGTAGGACTACTCACGTAATCCTCTAATTTAAACGGAACTAAGGATCCGTTTTCGACAGCTCCAAAATTCCATTTTATAAACTGTAAATAGCCTCTATTGTCAATTCTGGCGTTTGCTGTCTCCAACATTGCCGCCCATCCGATCAATTGACGGAATGTCATATTATCTGGGAGTGCGGTGACGATTACATTTCCATGCGTCATAGAGGAAAATCCCATAGGAATTACTAAGCTTTCACATGCATCTCTCACCAGAGCCATAATCGTCTGCGGAAGTGTCAGAGCGCTATAATATTTTGTGTTTGTCTTGTACATATCATCAAGCGCCGTAAAGCTCAATATTTCACCGTATTGTTCTGGCGTGGTAATTATATAGACGCCCTTATCAATTGTCTCGTATCGGTCTTCTGACGCGGCCCTGGACAGGACTATGCTGTTTCCATCAGTGTCTAAAATCGGTTCATAAAAATCATCCATCCAAATTGATTCACTGGCTGGTTCTGCAACGGAAGTCTGGAGTTTCAAATAGGCATGAACCTTTGCCTGGTAGAAGTTATAATCTTTCCACTGATCCTCTGTATTATCCAATTCAAGCTTCATCGTTTTGCATACTGTAGCGCCGACTGGGAAGCTGCTACTCTCCGCACAATCGGAAAAGTCATTGTTGCCGTTCATAATCTCGTTTTCAAGTGTCTTTGTCGTTCCGTCGGCAAAGGTGATCTCCACGATTTCAATTACTTGCTCACCATCCTGCAATTTTTCTTTGAAAGTATTTGATGCATTAATCAAGCGGATTCACCCCCTGCATGTTAAACGATATTTCCGAGTAATACTCTCCAACACGTTTTATATTGTATTGCATTTTTCCAACATAAAATTTTTCTGATCGCCATTCGTTTTTATGTGCCAGCCAATGATGCAAAATAAATGGTTTTCCTTTTATGATTGCGTTTACCAGATTAGTTGATTTCTCATCAACCGGCACATTAGTGGCTTTATAGCTATATTGCATAACTGTAAAAAGCGGAGTTATTAGTGCAACTCCTTTTTGAGTTCGATTACTTCCCTCTGAATATGTGGTCTCAAAGTTACACTGCATGTCCTCATCTGGCTGAGGGATGAGAAGTCCATTTATCTTGTATCTATCAGTTATTGATTTACTTATTGAAAATGCCACATTCTCTCCCTCCCCCTATGCCAATTCAAACGGATTTGTGCCGCTTGCATCACGCCTTAACTTTGCTTCGTCAATCATCTCATCAAATATTGTTCTTCGGTTCAACTGCGCTGTGAATCTGTAATTTCCTCCACTACTCTGATTTCCGCCGGTTTCCTCTCTCACGATCTGTCTTAACAGGTCTTCCGGTGTCTCTAAGTTGCGCCCATTCTTCTGATCTCCAAGCACTGCAAGGAACTCTGATCTTGGCGGGATTACTGCGCCGCTTGCTAAGTATGGAACTGTACTCACCCTTGGAAGCCTCATAGAATAATTCCCCCATCTGCGCCCGCCATTAGGAAGCTGAACATTATATGAAAAAGTGAATCCTCTTTCAATTCCAGATATTGCATTATTGATATTTCCAACCATGCTATTTACTTTTCCGATAACGTCATTCAGAATATTAGTTATTCCTCTGACTCCGTTTGAAATCCCAGATAATAAATTATTTCCTATTCTTTTCCCAACGGAGCTTATATCTTTGCAAAAACCTTCAAGGCTTGTGTTTATATTTTTAATCATTTCCGAAACAATCTGCTCAATACGTTCTTGCGCGCGTTCCCATTTTTTTGTCATGGTATTATACTGGCTTGAAAAATGGCTTTCTACTGTCTTGTGCATTTCTCCAAGCTTCAGATTTGCATGTTGCTTCATTCGGTCAAGGTTTTTATCCACTTCTTCTGCTGAGTTTCCCCAGTTCGTAGTAGTATCGGTATTGATATTGCTAGTAGAATCTGATACAGATTTTTCCGCAGCAGACATAGCTTTTTCTGTAGCAGATTGAACACTTGACATTGCAGTGCCCACAGCTGTTGACATGCCGCTCATTTTGCTTTCAGCGTTTTTTTTAGAATTAATGAATTTATTGTCCATATTTCCAAGATATTCATTAATTTTCTTGATGTTTTCATTTGTACTAACATTGCTCTCTTCAAGCGCTGTTTTCAATGCTGTTTTAAATGTATCGGATGATACGCCGGCATTTTTAAGAGTTGTTATAACTGTTTGGAATTGCTGGTCAAAATCAAATGTATTATCTTTAACAGAGCCAAGATCACCGCCAAGGCCTATTAATTTATCACCAGATATAACACTTTGGTCTTCGAGCAATTTCAGAGCTTTGCGAACAACTTCAAAATCATTGAAGGCATCTGCTGTAGATTCTTCAAAATCCATAGCAGTTTTTACATCTTTAAACTGTTGAACAACAAATGCGGTAGCTCCTACATTTAGTGCTGCACTCCAGAATCCTCCAAGCTTACCACCAGATGTCTCAGCGGCATTTCCAAGCCCCTCTAAAGCTCCTGTTGCCTGTTCCGTTCCTTTTCCAATTACCTCCGATAGTTTACTGGCAATCAATTCTGCGTTTTTGCTTTCGGCGATCTTCGTTCCAATATGCCCGATTAATAATGATACAAGTGTGCTGATTCCTGTAATATTAGCAATTTTTACAGCAAGAAATGCTTTTCCGAGAAATGAAGCGATTTTTCCAGCAGTTCCACTTGTTTCAAGCCCATCAAACAAATCCTTCAAGGCTTTAACAATTGCTGTAGTGACTTGTTTTAAATGGCCAAGCCAATCAATCTGAGAAAGAAACGTTCCAATTCCTTTTCCAACAGCTTCCCAGTCTGTTGTTTCTACAAAATCAACAATTGCATCACACAGATTATCAAGAAATACCTCTAATTTTTCTCCATTACCTTTCCAGTCAAAAGTTGAAATAAACTCATTGATTCCGCCGGCAATATTATCAACCATTTGTGTCCAATCAAAAGTAGTAGCGAAGTTGTAAAGAGCAGTAAAAGCCCCATTCATTGCAGTGGCTAATGAATTTCCAATCTCTGAAAAAGAAATCGTGGAAAATACGCCGTTTAATGCTGTAGCCACAGCATTCCCTATGCTTGCATAAGGTAGATTTTTCACGAATCCGCTAAATATTCTCCACGAAATCATGAATTTATCTCCAATCAACTGCCCAAGTTCTTTCCAGTTAACTGTTTTGACAATTCCCTTAATTCCTTTTGCAAATTTCTTTCCAAGGTTATACCAGTCAATTCCTGTGATTGCCAAGCGTAAAGCTTTTACAATGGTATTTATTCCGGTTCCAACAGTCTGTCCCATTAATTCCCAATTTATATTATCAACTAAACTATTAAAGGTTGTTGTGAATCCGGTTATAAAAGGCTCTATTTTAGGTCCTACGTTATCCCAGTTGATTACGTCATATACTTTTTCAAGTCCTGTGTTGATACCATCAGCCATGTACGAGCCAAGACCTTCCCAATCTTGGCTTTGTATATATCTTTTTATCTTATCGGCAATATCTTTGATAGAGCTTTCAATCGGAACAGTCTCAAACATTTCGCTGGCTGAAGGAGCAGTATACCCGCCTCCTCCGGATCCTGCTTCACTGTCTGATTTCCCATCATCGTACCGGCTAATTTCATCTAATGAAGAAAGATAACCCTTTGTGGCTTTCTTGGCTTTATTTGCGCTTTTAGAGCTTTTATCCAGACTGGCTGCATAATTCTCTTGTACGCCTATTGCTTTGGTAAACGTATCTTTTCCTGTTAAGGCTGCAACCAACATACCTACACGCGTTACAGCTTCTGATATGAGATTTATAAACATAACAAGAATCGGTGCAACAGTTGTCAGAATCGGCGCGAATGCTGTCGCAAAGCTATTCTTTAATCGTGTCAGTGCGGACATTAGAGAAGAAATACTATTGTTTACATCTCCGGTCTGCGTTGCTAAATCATACTTGGCAAGATTCTGAAAACCGGCTACAATCGCATTACGTAATTTGTTGAACAGAACAAACAATGAACGGATCCCAAATGCATATTTCAATAGATTTTTTAACGACAGTGTGCTTTTATTTGCTGATTTATGAATTCCAAATATACCACTGGAAATTCTCTGCAAGCCGCCTATGATTGTGCTTGATGTAAGTTTTAAAAGCTTAGATACCAGTCCGTCAATAGTCTTTCCTATACTTTTGATTTTGTTTTTTAATCCGGAAATTCCGGCATTCATTAGTTTTTTTGAGAGACTATCAACCTTTTGGCCGAGCCTGCTCACAGAGTCCGCTGCGTTGTCCACTTCTGGTGAGAGAGTTATTTTCTTATATTCCTGTGCCTGCTTATTGAGTTCATTCAGCTTAATAGCGGCTTCGTCGTACTCATCATCTCCCCACCATTTCCCGGATTTTTCAAGAGACTTCAATTCAGCTTTTAACTTTTTGATAGAATCATACAATTCATTTACTTTTTCTTTTTCACCATTAAACGCGTCAGCCGCTTCTTGTGCTGATTCTCTAGTAGCTTTGGCATTTTCAGTAAGTTCTCGTCTTTGCTCTTCTGAAATCTCGCTGGTATCTCCGATCAGGTTACTATCATCGTTCCATCTGTGAATTGTAAGCCCAGATACATCACTTGGATCAAATTTACTAACAGCTTTTACCGCACGTTTCCCAGCTTCTGCAGTGGCTTCAAGGTTATCAGTTAGATTAGATACCGCATTGCTCGCTGTATTCGAGCCACCGGTTAAGCTGCTTACGATTTTATTTATACTGGAAGAGATATTTTGCATATACCCCAAAATACTTTCCAGGGATTTCACTATATCATCAGTACCTTTTTCGACGCCGCTTGCGTCTATTTTGGTATCAATTATTACACTTCCATCAGCCATGCAAAATCACCTCCTACAGCCATTTTTCAAGATTTTCCATTTCAATCTTCTGTTCTTCACTTATCTTCTTTTTTAGATCAATAATATCTTTGTTCTGGTTGTAAAAATCGTTTTCCCACTTTTCCAACTTCTGATGTTTCTGCTTTTTTTGCCTAATATTCACTACTTGCGCGAAAAGACATTCACCAATTTCCATATAGGCCCCTAGAAAAGTCCACCAATGCAAATACGGAAGTGCCCGGATCTCAGTCCCTTGCACTCTGTTTATTGCCGGAATAATGATCTGTGCGTCCTGCTGCCAGTCCATTGTGTGTGGCTTACGTTTTCCATCGTCTTCCATGCCACAATCAATAAAATCAATTACAGCCTCACATGCTTCATCCCATTTATCCGGTGGAAGATCATCATAGTCCTCCACTATAATCTTCAAGATGGTATCCATTCTCACAAATGACTTTTCCTGTTCAGAGAAATCTGGCAAAAACAAATCCGGATCGTTCATGGCCGTTAATACGTCCAATACGACCCGGAAATCCGTTCTTATTGCATATGCGATTCCATCAACATCAATTGAGGTTGGAAGCTCCCACGGGTTCATTATTTATGGTACTTTGCCGTATATTTGTTTTGACGGCTCTGTACCCTTTTAACTCGTGTATCAAACTCTGCTTCCACGATATCACCAAGTTTCTCCATGATTTCTTCGATGTAAAACTTGCCGCTCTCCAATGGGGTAAACGGATTCATGACCGAGAAAATCGGGGCTGCGATATCGCAATTAAACAATTCGTTCAGTTCATTTCTCAGTTCGTCACATTTATCAAAAAATACATCCGCGCTCTTTTCATCCTGTCCGATACTGGAAAACATTTTATTGAGGAAATCAACTGTCTTATTGTATCTTCTGGCAATATCTAAATCCGGATTAAAGCGGATTGTGAAAAGAATGTTTCCGTCAGCGTCCAAAAACTCATATTCAGCCGCCTTGACATTGGTTTTGATTTGTTTTGCTGCCATTTCCATATCCTCCTAAATTCGATTAAAGCGCGCTATCGCTTACTGTAAAGGTTTTCTTTGATACATCCCAGGTTCCTTTTACTCGATTTCCTGCTTTATAAATTGTAAATGGTGTCTGGATTCCGGAAGTATCGCCGCCGACACTGTTCGGAATAACAAATACATCCTCGCGATAAGCCCATACAACTATTGGCGCTGCATCACTGTCTCCTGGCTTCAGAAGCACATCAACCATTGTGGTTTTACATTTGTCTCCGGTTGCCCTTGTGTTTGCCAGCTCCATGATTTTGTTGGAAAGTGCATCGTCATAATTCTCGTAATAATACGGATCAACGTCTGCTTGCACCTCATAACCGGAATGCTGAACGGACTGTTCTCCCCAAATGTTTTTAGTAACTTCAACGTCCGGGTTCAGTTCCTCGTTGTACTCTTCGAGGTTTTTACCGATTTTTACATATGTAGGAGTTAAACTCCCAAAAGAAGAATCAAGATAATGTGCAAGATATTTTCTTTCAATCATAAAAAAGTCCTTTCTGCCTATAACTTTTAAAAGGCTGTGTAGGTTAGCGACTATCTCCAATTGATAGCCGGTTAGTTGTTATATTTAAGTGGTGCAATCACCATTTTTCCCAGTCATATTCATATTTTACTGTGATTGGAAGTAACCAGTCCTGTACGCCGTTCTCCTGCGGCTCTGTGCCGTAGGAATTATCGCGAATGATGCGTTTTATCACTCGCCCTCTGGAAAGCTCTGGAAACGCGGATAAGCGCGTCTCAATGCCATCTACTGTGACTGGTTCCCGGCAAATCCACTTTCCAAGGTTGTCCAGAAACTTCTGAACAGATAGCTTCTGGCGCTCCTTTTCAGATGCGGTACGATATACCACGATAAACGGATACTGGCACACCTGGTGCATCGTTCCACATACATCCTCTTTTTCTGAATAGATTAATGCTCCTGTATCCGCAAAGAACGAGATACCGCTATCGGTTCCCAGTTCTTCATATTTGATTGTTTCGTTTTCATATAACCCCGGATACTGATTCAGCAGAGCTTTCATGGCTTCTGTCAGAATCTCATATCCCTCTGCGTCCTTGCCGATCGGTTTATCCGCCATATTGCATCCTACTTTCCTAATATTTCAAAGTGTGGAATCAGGCTGTACGGTCCACCCACGCTGGTGATTTTGAATACATTGTCTTTGTTTTGGTTCATGTACTGATAGAATCCATTTCGGTAATCGCCATCGGTTACTATTCCACCAGTCCACTCACCCTGCCAGAAGAACGATTCATCTGAGAATGTAATAGTATCCTCCAGGGCATTGTTAATCTGCCTTTTCCACTCTTTAGGCGGTACATATGGGAGAATCTTGCCATCTTTATCAGTAATGGTTATATCACCATTCTGGGCGGTATAGCGTACGTGTAACTGTGCGTTGTCTGTTGCATCTGGCCCATACTTTTTGAGGATTGCCCCCTTGTCCGTAATGAGGTCAACGCCGGATAAAACATGAGGATACCAGTACGCATCTCCTGTTGTGGCTGATTCGTAATAATTAAAAATCGTCACCGTTTTTTCGTACATGATACCCTCTCCTTAATCATTTATTTTTCAGCTTATCCACGTCAACCTTGGACGTTCGCTTCCACAATTCCGTAATCTTCTCCCATCCGAACATGGAAATAAACGCCACAATAAACCCGGCCATGATAGCTGCTAAAATCATATACCACAAGATTGTCATATGGATATACTGCATATATGCCACAAAAGCAGCTACAGTAATTCCGATAGACAGTACAAGTACCAAGGCATCTGTCGGAATTTTCGACAGGAACCCAACATTTTTAATCACCTGTGTAATCACAGACACGCAAAATGCCAAAACACTGATTACTGCTAGAATCAGAGTTACATTTGTAAATAATGCTTCCATTATTTATCACCTCCCAAATCAATTTTTCCAGACATTAAATCTGGTAAAAGTGCGTCTCTCAATTCTATCAAATATCTGTTTTCTTCATTGTTCAGATACATTATGTGCTGTTTCCACATCTGCAAAATTGAAAGTAATATAGTTGATATGTTATTCTTGCTTCCGTTTTCAAATTTCAGTTCTCCTGCTTTCTTCGTCATGGAAATAAAGTTTTCTTTTTCGATTTTCTTTCCGGTAAAAGCAAGCATCTGATTCATGGAATCCGCTGTTTCTTCCGACTGCTTGAACATCTGGAATATGTCATACAATCCGATTGATTTTGCAAGTGTTTCATTCATTGTCAGTTTGAGACCATTTTTCTCATTGATAACTCTGTTTAAGTCGTCAATGATTTCTCCATAATCTCTGTGCGCGAAATCCTCTTCTTTAAATTCAAGGTATCGTGTTGGGAGAAGAGTATATCTGTTTTCTACTACAGTTTGAAAAGGCACGCTTTTTGAAAATTCGGCAACGCTTTTCTGATTAATAATAGAATCAATGGCGTTTTCCATCTGTTCATCAGAAAAAACATTAACAGCTTTTTTGTACGTTCTATTTTCGTGACTTGCCCCGCCAAACTGTCCATTTTGTTCTCTTTGCTCTACATCGCAAGTTTTACGCATATCTAAAAATGCAATATGTGTTGTCTCTTTTTTCTTGTTCAGTGTCAAAAGGCAAGTTGCAATCGAAGTAGCTTCAAACATTTTATCTGGACACAAAATAACTGATTCTATCAGATTCTTCTCAATAAGATACTTTCTTATTTCTATTTCATTTTTTAGTTCTGAAGTTAATATCCCACACGGAAGAATCATTGAAACTTTTTCCTTACAGTTATCTAATGCGGTCAAAATAAAAGCATAATTTGCATTGCTTTCTGGCGGCAACTCACAGTCATTAAAGCGAGGTTGCAACTGCGCAAACGGCGGTATCTTCCACTTCATATTATATGGTGGATTTGAAATACAACTATCTGTCTTTTCTGGCTTAAAATTTTCTATCTTTTTTACAGAAGAATATTTATCACCTTTCTTTACAAGATAAGTTGCAAAGACTTCATCCTGCAATGCATCGCCATTTACAACAACTGCATCAATATTTCTTGCCGCCAAATTGAAAAGCAAAATCGGAATAACCGTTTTATCGTACTCATAACATACGAATTTCAATTCATTATTCAGATTCCATTTTTGAATAGTCAACGCACCACTTCCGGCACATAAATCATATACAGTGTGTTCATTTTCTGTCCGTACCAGTTTTCCGACAAATTTTGCCAGTGAAACAGGCGTGTAATCCTGCATCTTTACTTTTCTATCGGCAAGGTAATACTGGAAGATCTTCTGTAACCAATCAATAGACAAGTCCTCTACCAGATTACAGAATTTGTCGAAATATTCCGTTTTTCCATTCAGTACAATTTCCAGCAAAGAATCTGGAATCTGTTCTGGGCTTTCGATCTTCAACAGTTCTATTACTTTACTGGTGAGTTCTTTTAATTCCATAATTACACTCCTGCATACAATACTGGTATTCCATCATCTGTTCTAACTCCCATCAACAGCGGTAAAGCTGTTTTAAGGAGCAAATCATTTGTTTTCTGTATATCTCCAGCGGCGGCATACACTGCACTCCATTCCTTTGCACTTGCTCCAATCTGTTGAGGCGTGGCGTAGGAAATGGATTCACTGCCAGAAGATACAGACGTTACAATGCCTGTAGTGCTACCACCGGACCCGATTGTGGTTGATGCTCCACTAGCGGCGGCATTGGTAGCATTTTTTTCAGCAAGCTCAATCTGATACATTAATTCAGCCAATGAACAGACCGCCTTTTTGATGCGCTTCTGTGCGCGTTCATTTTCCGGCAGCCCATCCACCAGTCTGTCAAATGTCATTGTGTCCACGAAATCACTGGCTCTTTCTGCCAGTCGTGGAAAGTCGGTTTCTGGCACGACATTGCCGAATGATTCTGTATAGAATTTATAATCTGCATAAGCCATGCCAGTTACCTCCCACGATCATCATTTTGCTGTTACAGTCGCATGTCCGGCACTCAACGCCTTATAGGTACTGTCACACTCAACCACTGTGATCACCTGCCCTGTTGCTGCGGTAATGTCAGCTTCTCCATCCCACGCAGTCCAGTTCTTCACATTCTGGCCATAATCTACAGTAGTCTCAGAAGATGCAACTTTGTACTTATATGCATTTCCTGCGCTTGCTTTTGTCGGAGTAACAGTCACTTTAGTATCTCCGCTCTTACTTCCTGCCGCAGAATTTACAGTCAGAGTTCCAAGTGTCTGAGTTGCATTGATAGTTCCGACAGCAATAGCGTCAATATACTCTGCAAAGAGGGTAAGCCCCATGATCGCAAATGCTTCAGACACTGCTGTGTGGTAGTTGCCCTGCGTATGAAATCCGATCAGATTTGTTTCACCGGATACAGTGTATACAAGACCTGCTCTCGCAAAGTCAGATTCATTCGGGTCAACATAGTAAAGAACGATGTTCTCCACAGGTGTAGCAATAACTGTTCCTCTTGGGATCTCACTGTCGGATAACAGGAAGATTGTGTTAAATCCCAGGAAATCTTTCATATACTGGAAACCGAACTGGTTCTGAATAGTGATATCAGCTGCGCCGATATATTCGTACACATCCAGAATGTTGACAAATCCAACAACGCCAGTCACATTTCTGTGCATCTGCTTAAATTTGTTTTCTACACGGCCCTTGGCCATTGCCAGAGCCATCTGGAAAGTAGTTTCCGTGAATGAGAGAGTACCTGTTTTCAGATAGTTATAAAATCTTTCAGTAACATTGGTCTGAAGCTGGAAAAGGAATTCATCATCAGTCATCTGAACAGCGTTCTCATAACCGTGATCCTTGATTGCTTCGATAGATACAGCCTTTGCGTACTTCTCGATAGTCATTTCTGCATAGGGTTTTTCTTTTACAACGAATTTGCTATAAGGGATTTCCTCGCCCTCACCAACATTTCCATTCTGTAATGTACCCTCTGCATATTTTGATTTAAGAACCGCTCCGGGTGTCTTTTTGATTGGACGCATGATACCAAGGATTTCA